AAAAAATAAAATATTTTGCCCATCATTATGGTTTGGACCTTCCGGTGAAAATCCACACTTTAATATTTTTGAAAAAAAATGGGATATAATAAATGTAAAATATAATAACGGATTATTAATATATGATGAGAAAATTTAATATGATTTCAGGCGCGTTTGCCCACGACGTTGGGTGTACCGTAAATAAAAAACCAACTTTTTGGGAATGGGATTTTAGTACACAAGATAGTGACATTAGTTTTTATTTGGATGGGGATATTCAAAGAGGGTTTAATGACGCGAATAATGGTAAGAAAAAATATTTGTGGACATTAGAATCACCCCAATTTAATAGTGACGTATTTAACACAATTAAAAATAATTTAGATAAAACACTTTCAACTTTTGAAATGATTTTTACGTATAATGATGAGTTATTATCTTTAAACGAAAAATTTAAAAGAGTTCCTGCTATGGGGTCTTGGATAAAAGAACCAAAAATACACGAGAAATCTAAATTAATGTCAATGATTGTGTCAAACAAACAATGGTCTTCTCAACAATCTTTTAGATTTAACTTTGCCCAAGATAATAAAGATAAGTTTGATTTATTTGGTAGAGGTATAAATGAAATACCTCAAAAAGAAGATGGGCTAGTAAACTATATGTTTTCAATCTGTTCTGAAAATGACACATTTGACACTTATTTTACAGAAAAAATCTTAGATTGTTTTGCCACAGGGACTATTCCAATTTATTTGGGGACAAAAAAAATTACAAATTTTTTTGATGAAAACGGAATACTATTTTTAGATGATATAGATTTAAATACCATAAATGAGGAATTATATTACTCAAAAATAGAAAGCGTAAAAAACAACTTCAATTTAGTCCAACAATATTTGTGTCCTGAAGACTTCATTGCTAAAAACTATATTTCAGATATCATATGAGAAAAGTAATATCATTTTCATTATTCGGAAATGACCCACTATATAATATTGGGATAATTAGAAATTCCGAATTAAAAAAAATTTTTTTCGTAGATTGGGAAATGTGGGTTTATTACGATAACACAGTACCAGAAAGTACAATAGAAACTTTAAAAAATAATGGTGTAAAATTGTTGTTATCTAATGGAATGTCATTTGAAAGGAGTATGTGGAGATTTCAACCGGCATCCGATAAAAATATTGACTATTTTATTTCTAGAGATGCGGATTCTAGAATCTCAAAAAGAGATGAGGTGTCAGTAAATGAGTGGATTTTATCCGGAAAAGACTTTCACATTATTAGAGACCATCCGGTAGGTCATAATTGGTTTATGAATGCAGGTATGTGGGGATGTAAAGGTGGGTCCGTTACTGATATATTTTCTTTATACAAATCCTATATAAATAATTATAATGTTTATGACAAATATGTTGACCAACATTTTTTAAGAAATGTTATATACCCTATTTGTCAAAATTCATTATTTTCTCACGACGAATATTTTAACTACGAACCATTTGCCGAAAAAATTAAAAGAGATAGACAAATTGATAATTTCGCATTTATTGGTGAGTCTATAGATATTAATGATGAATCAAGATATACAAGTCAACCCGGTGACCAAAGAGTAACAATTATTGAAAGATATAATAAAAATCCAAATCATATGGATTTCACTTTTGGTATTATCACTGATGGGAATAGTTGTCAATTTGTTCAAAATCAAATTGATAGTATTAAAAAACAAAATATTTTAAATTATGAAATTATTATTGTCGGAAATTGTGATATACCAACAGATAAAAATGTAACTATAATTAATTTTGATGAAAATCAAAAAAATTCTTGGATTACTAAAAAGAAAAATTTAATAACCTATAATGCAAATTATGAAAATATTGTATTTTCTCACGACTATTTTGTATTTGAAGACGGTTGGTATGAAGGTCAACTTTTATCAGGTAATGATTTTGAAATTAGAATTGATAAAATTGTAAATTCTGACAATACTAGATATCGAGATTGGGTTTTATGGACAGGAGATAATGATGAACTTCATTCAATAGTTAAAGAAAATGCAATCCTCCCATATGATGTAAATTATATGTCAAAACACCAATATATTTCAGGTGGATATTGGATTTCAAAAAAACATATTATGGAAGAATTCCCATTAAATGAAACACTTTCTTGGGGTGAATCCGAAGATGTTGAATGGTCTAAAAGAGTTAGAGACAAATATAAATTTACTATGAATCAAAATTCTACAGTAAAATTATCAAAATATAAAAATAGGGTTTTTGAAATTATGAACGATTCTATTTTATTAAACTTACAAAAAACATACTTATGAAACTTATAATTTTTGATTTAGATGGTGTTTTAATCGATACTAAAAATATTCATTACGAATCTTTAAACTTAGCATTATTAGAGATTGACCAAAAATATAAAATAACGATTGACGAACATTTAAAAAAATATGATGGATTAAAAACAAACCAAAAATTAAATATGTTAACTCAAGAAAAAGGGTTACCTCAATCATTACATAAACAAATATGGAACCGTAAACAAGAACTAACTTTAACTATGTTAGAAGATATTCAAGTAAATGATGATATATTGAATTGTTTAAAAAGTTTATCAAAAAATTATAAATTAGTTTGTTGTTCAAACAGTATTAGAAAAACTATTTTTGTGATATTAAATAGATTGAAAATAATTGAGTATTTTGATTTAATAATATCTAACGAAGACGTTGTTAATAGTAAACCTCATCCTGAAATGTACTGGAAAGCTATGGCGTGTTTTGGTTTTACTCCGGAAGAAACTTTAATAATTGAAGATTCCCCACACGGGTTATTAGCGGCGAATAGAGCAAATACAAACATTTTAAGAGTTGATAATTCTAAACAAATAACACTTGAAAATATTACAAATAAACTTAATAAAATAACAAACAATAATATGAAAATACCTAAATGGAAAAACGAAAAATTAAATGTCTTAATACCAATGGCTGGTGCTGGAAGTAGGTTTGAATCAGCGGGTTATACATTTCCAAAACCATTAATAGATGTTAATGGTAAACCAATGATTCAGGTTGTTGTTGATAATTTAAATATTGAAGCAAATTACATTTATGTGGTTCAAAAAAAACATAGAGAGAAATATAATTTGGACACATTATTAAATTTAATAACTCCAAATTGTAAAATTGTAGAGGTTGATGTTTTAACTGAGGGTGCTGCTTGTACCGCATTATTAGCGAAAGATTACATAAATAATGATTATCCATTATTCTTTGCTAATTCAGACCAATATGTTGAATGGGACTCAAATGAGTTTATGTACAAAATGACCGAAAGTGAGTGTGATGGAGGTATAGTTACGTTTAAATCTATTCACCCTAAATGGTCTTTTGTTAAAACAGATATAAATGGTTTTGCAACATCTGTGGCAGAAAAAAATCCAATATCAGATGACGCAACTGTTGGGTATTATTATTGGAAAAATGGTTCTGATTTTGTTAAATACGCAGAAAAAATGATTTCAGATAATAAAAGAGTTAATAATGAATTTTATGTTTGTCCGGTTTTTAATGAAGCAATATCTGACGGTAAAAAAATAAAAATTTTTGAATCAAAAAAAATGTGGGGATTAGGAACTCCTGAAGATTTAAAAACATATTTAGAAAATTTTTAAAAAATGATAGAAAATTATGAATTAAGACCGTTAAATTTTATAGAATTTGAACCTAAAATTAAATCTAATAAAAAATTTATCAATAATGTAACACAATCTGACTATTCTGCAGGAATATATGGACATTATTGGACATTTGATTTTGTAAAAGTGATTTCAGATTTTATAGATTTTGAAGATATTAAAATAATTTTTGATGTGGGTAGTAGAGATTGTCTACAAAGTCAAGAATTTTATAAATTTTTCCCTCAATCACACATATGGGCGTTTGAAGGTAACCCAAATTTATTTCCAATATGTGAATTAAACTCTCAGAATTATCCTATTACATTTGTACCCAAAGCATTGACAAATTATAATGGGACGACTATTTTTAATGTTGTTGATGATGAAAATGTTGGAGCATCTTCTCTATTAAAAACAACGGATATTGGTAGGTCATCAGAATGGAAACAAAGAGAAGTAACGGTTGATTGTGTTAGATTAGACACTTTTATGGAAGATAATAATATACCACATATCGATTTACTTTGGGTTGATGTACAAGGAGCCGAAAAAATTGTTTTTGATGGGTTAGGAGATAAATTAAAAAATGTGAAAGCAATAAACACAGAAATAGGTTTACAACCATTATATCACAACTCAACAGAAGCTGAGGAATTTAATAACTATATGATTGAAAATGGGTTTATAAATTTAAAATCATATTATATGGATTCAGTTTTTGATAGAAATGATGAAATGGAGATAATTTATTTAAACAAAAAATATTTAAAAAAATAAAAATGATATACACTTTCGGAAATAGTCACGCTCATTTATTCACTGATTCAAAACCAGCAACATATGGTATTGGCGAAAATAAAAATAGTTCGTTTACAAGTATTTCACTCGGACCAACCATCGCATTCAATTTCTATGAACATCATTTTAGTAGATTAAAAGAATACTTAAATAATTTACAATTTGATAAAGATAAAGATTTTATAATGTTAATAATTGGTGAAGTGGACTGTAGATGGCATTTACCGTACCAATCAAGTATTCAAAATCAATCTAATGAGGAAATTGTTAAAGAATGTATTGATAGATTTTTTAGAGTGTACTTAGATTTAAAAAACTTAGGGTATAATTTGATTGGGTGGGGAGGACACCCTTCAACAAGAAGAGGTCATAGTGATGATGCTTCCGAACCAATTTTTGGGGATTGTTTAACTAGAAACAAAATATCTTTAATGTGGAATAATCTTTTAAAATCAAAATGCGAAGAAGTCGGAATTCCCTTTATTAGTATTGTTGAAGAACTAATTGATGAGGATGGATTAACATACGAAAAATATTTTTTAGATTATTGTCATTTAAATCATAATATGAGTAAAGATTTAATTAAAAATAAATTTAAAGAAATTAATATATCTGTTTATGAGTAATAAAAAAGTTTTTATAAAACATCATTTGGGACTTGGGGACGCTATAGTACATAATGGGATGGTTAGAAAAATATTTGAAGAAAAAAATTGTGATATTTTTTTAGCGTCAAAATTTACTAACATAGATAATGTTAGGTTTATGTATAGAGACAATCCAAGAATAAATGTGGTAGGTGTAAACAATGACGATGAAATGAATCAATTAATTAATAATAATCAATATGATGAGATTATATCGTCACATTTTGATACCGGTAGATTACGTTATGATTTAGATTTTGATGATTCTTTTTATAAAATTGTTGATATGGACCCAAATGTGAAAAAAGAATATTTTCACATAGAAAGGAATCAAAATAAAGAAAATGAAGTTTTTGATACATTAGTAACTAAAAAAGATATTGACCGATATATTTTCTTACACGAAAAACCAACGGAAAACATTCTAATAGACAGAAATAAAATTAGAAATGATTTACCGATTATTTACGCCGATAAACAATTTAAAACTTTTGATTTATTAAAAATTATTGAAAATGCTGAAGAATGTCACATAATTAGTAGTTCATTTTTATCTCTTTTTATGTGTAAAAAGTATAACAAAAATGTATTTGCTCATATGTACGCCGACAGAATAGAATTAAAAGATTACATTATAAAAAATAACATTCAAGTAATAATATAACTAATTATGATAATTAAATACCCCAATTTATTTCCTGACGACCCAGCGTTAAAATTAAACTTTGAAACACTTAACACATCGGACACTCCAAATATTGAATTTCATATTGACCCTAGAAAAGATTTTGTAAGGGAACCTAATAAAAAATACATTTGTTTAAATTTAGAATTACCAAATTCTTTTGCCTTAGTTGAAGGTAGAAACGACAATGTTTTCCATTATGAAAATTTATATGATAAAATTTTAACAATTTGTCCATATACTGTAAAAATAAGAAATAAAGTTTTAGGTAGAGAATTATATCAATATTGTTATTTTCCATCACCGTCATCCTGGAATAGAGAAAATGACAAAGAATTTGATATTATATATACAGGGTCCGGTTCAGAGTTTATAATCCCTAATGGTTTTGAAAAATATAATTATAAAGTTATTAATCAAACTCAATGTAAGTATATTACTGATATGAATGTAGATTTTTCATCAAAGTTAGATTTAATTTCAAAATCAAAAATAACAATCGTTCATAATATCTTAAATTTAAATAGATGTGATTTAAATTTTGACACACATAATTATTTTGAATACCGAAGTGAAAAATTAGGTTTCCCGATTCAAACACAGCATAAATCAAGAGTTATTGAGGCGGCTAGATGTAAATCACTATTATTATGTAAAGAAGACGATTTTAATTTAATTGAAGACCTTTTTGTTGAAAATGAAGATTTTATTTATTTCAATGATGAAAATTTCAATGAAAAAGTTGACCATATTTTAAATAACTATAATGATTACCAATTTATGATTGAAAACTCATTCAATAAAGTTGAAACAAAATATAGTATAAAAAATTTTTATAACGATTTAATAAGATGAATTTATTTGTAATTACAACAACAATTAATGTTCCGACAAAAGCAACTTTAAAGTTTTGTGAACTATCGGAAAAAAAAGATTTTAAATTTATAATAATTGGTGATTTAAAAACCCCTCACGAATTATACAGAAATTTAGAAAAAAAATATAATAATGTGACTTATTTATCTCCGGATGAACAAGAAAATTTATATCCTGAAATAAGTGAACTTATAGGATGGAAAACAATACAAAGAAGAAATATTGGATTCATTTATTCTTATTTGAATGGTGCTGAAATTGTCGCAACCATTGATGATGATAATATACCTTATGATGAATGGGGAGATAATATCTTAGTAGGTAAAGAAATTGAAGTCGATTTATTTGAAAACACAGCTTGTGATTACTTTGATGCTTTATCAGTAACAAACCATTCAAATCTTTGGCATAGAGGATATCCAATAGAATATCTTTCTAAAAAAAATGATGTAGAATATAAAGGTAAAACAACAATAACCCCACTAATTCAAGCAGAATTTTGGGATGGAGACCCGGATATTGACGCCATATGTAGACTAACATTGAAACCAATTGTTAAATTTAATAATTTTGAACCGTTTACAACAAACCAATTAACTCCGTTTAATTCTCAAAATACATTTATACATAGAAAAGTATTAAAGGATTATTCAGTATTTCCAAATATAGGAAGAATGGATGATATTTGGGGGGCATATGTTTTACAAAATTATCATCCTAACTCAATAATTTTCACAAAAGCTTCAGTATATCAAGAAAGAAACCCCCAAGATTTAGTAAAAAATTTAGAAAACGAAGTCTTTGGGTATAGAAATACATTAAAATTACTAGAAGATTTGGAAAACTATAAAAATTATTTACCAGAAAATACAAATAAGTATTTTGATGAATATAAACAATATTTTAAATAAAATGAAAAAAGCACTAATTTTAGGTGGAGGAGGCTTTATAGGTGGACATTTAGCCAAAAGATTAAAAGAAAACGGATATTACGTTAGAGTTTGTGATATTAAAGAACACGAATATTTCACTAAAGATGAATTCTGTAATGAATTTATTTTAGGAGATTTAAGAGACCCTTTAATTGTTTCACAAGTTATGTTTGCTCCCGGACAAACATCCTTAGAAGATAAAGAAAATAGTTTTGATGAAGTATATCAATTGGCTGCCGATATGGGAGGTGCCGGATATATTTTTACCGGAGATAACGATGCAAATGTTATGCACAACTCCGCGTTGATTAATTTAAATGTTGTTCATTTTGCATCTAAATTTAATGTGAAGAAAGTATTTTATTCATCATCAGCGTGTATGTATCCGGAACATAATCAATTAGACCCAAACAATCCAAATTGTGAAGAAAGTTCTGCATATCCAGCAAATCCTGATTCAGAATATGGTTGGGAAAAATTATTCAGTGAAAGACTATTTTTAGCATTTAATCGTAATTACGGTTTAGATGTAAGAATTGCAAGATTCCATAACGTGTTTGGACCTTATGGTACTTGGAATAACGGTAAAGAAAAAGCTCCTGCGGCTATGTGTAGAAAAGCCGCTGAAACCGCGGATGGTGGAGAATTTGAAGTTTGGGGTGATGGAACTCAAACTCGTTCATTTTTATACATCGATGAATGTTTAGAAGCGGTCTCAAGATTTATGGAACAAGACTCATTTTTAGGTCCGGTTAACATTGGGTCTGAAGAAATGATTAGTATTAATGATTTGGCAAAAATGGCGATTAATATATCTAAAAAATCAATTAAAGTCACTAATATATACGGAGACAAATTTTTTGAAAAATATGGATATAAATGTCCTGTAGGTGTTATGGGTAGAAAATCTGATAATAATCTATACAAAGAAAAAATAGGTTGGTCTGTTTCAGAACCATTAGAACTTGGAATTAAAAAAACTTTTGAATGGATTCAAACTCAAGTGGAATCAAAATTATAGATAACCCAACGACCTTTGAAGTTGACACTTTTCTAAAAGAAAACTTAGAAGGTCAAAAAAAATTTAGATATTTTGAAAAAAGAGAAACGTCAATCATAAACAATCACACAAAAAAAATTTTAATCTATATTGATGATACTATTGCAGGGTATGGTCATATTGAATTTGAAGACAAATTTTGGTTAGGTATTATGGTTGGTGATAATTTTACAGGTAAAGGTTTGGGTAACATTATAATGGACGAATTATTAAAAAATATTACTCACCCAGTTTTTTTAACTGTTGATATCGATAATATCCCGGCAATAAATTTATATACAAAAAAAGGATTTGTTTTTGTGGAAAAAATAAACTATTATTATTTAATGAAAAAAAATTAAAATATGGCAGATACATTAGGAACTTTAATTGATAAATTAACCACAGTAGATTTAAAAATGTGGAATAATCAAGAATTACTTTATAAGATAAGAAAAATGAACTTTGAAGAATATAAAGAAAAATATTTTTCATCTGAAGACGGAGCTAAAGAATTATGGGAAACTTTAAAAAAAGCAACAGATTTAAATGTTCAACGAAATCAACTAATTAATGAGGTTGATGAAAAAATCATAGAAATGATTAATAACAAATTTGATGGGGGTGATTTAGATAACGGTAAATTTTTACAAAGGTCACATAAAACATATTAAAAAAACATAATGCAAAAAGATTTTTTATTTTTAAATTACTCTTGGGTATGGGGGTCAACAACATACTTTAATTACTTCAGAGAAAAAGGTCATACTATTGACATTTTTAATGAAACTAACTTACCGACTCATTTAGAACACACATATAAAAATGTTGTTCTTTATTTACACGAAGGGTCAACAATACCTATTACCAATCATTTATTAAACAATTATCTTAAAGATTCTTTTTTAATACAGCACGATGATACCGATGAAGAACAAATACAAGTTTGGTCAAACAGAAAACCTGACTTATATATGCAAAGAGAATTAACTAAAGACACTATAATTAATTCAAATACTCCGGTAATACCTTTCCATTTTCCAATGAAAAGTATTTTTGATGAAAAATTAAATGAAGAAAAAATATACGATGTTTCTTTTGTCGCAAATATGACCAATCAAAGACGATGGAAATTTGTTGACTATATTATTGAACTATCTAAGAATGAATTAAGTCATTTAAATTGGTATATCGATGTTAAAGGTGCGGATTATACACCGGGTCACGCAACTGAAAATTTTAAATCAGTTACAAATAAATCTAAAATTGGTCTTCATTATTTTGGAAACTCATATGACTCAACAAGAATATGGGAAATATTATCGTGTAAAACTGCGTTATTAATGCCAAAAATGAGAAATTTATCAGTATCTGATGATTTTATGCCATTAAAAAATTACACAGTTTTTAACGATGATATGAGTGATTTAAAAGATAAAATTTTAGAATTATTAGATTCTGACAATTATATTAAAAAAGCTGAAGAAGGTTTTAATGAATATAATTCATACCATAATGTTGAAAAATCTTGTGAATATTACTATAACCAAATTATGAAATATTGTAAAAAATGATTCCAATATACAAACCATATTTAAATAAAAATATTACAAAATTTGCACATAACGCAATTGATTCTACTTGGATATCTTCTCAAGGATATTTCTTAGATGCTGCTAAAGAAAAATTAAAAGAATTACTTGATGTTAAATACGTCATTTTAACTAATAACGGTACAACAGCAACACATTTATTATCTAAATCAATTGAATATAAAAACAAAAATATCAAGAAAATTATTTGTCCAAATAACGTATATGTGGCGGCTTGGAATTCTTTTTTATATGATAAAAATTTAGAATTAATTCCATTAGATTGTAATTCAGATACTTGGAATGCGGATTTTACAAAAATTAATGAAGTACAGGATGATGAAGCTGTTTTAATTGTTCATAATTTAGGTAACATAATAAACGTACCTGAGTTAAAATTAAAATACCCAAATACGTTATTTGTTGAGGATAATTGTGAAGGGTTTCTTGGTAAATATAATGACAAATATTCCGGAACAGAAAGTCTTTGTTCTTCAGTTTCTTTTTTTGGTAATAAAACAATAACAAGTGGTGAAGGAGGGTGTTTTATAACTAATGATGATGACGTTTTTGATTATATCAATAATATTAGAAATCAAGGACAATCAGACGTAAAATTTATTCATAACAATTTAGGTTATAACTATAGGATGACAAATATCCAAGCATCTTTATTATATGGTCAATTACTTTATATTGATGAAATAGTTGAAAAGAAAAAAATAATATTTGACAGATATTATTCAAATCTTAAAAATTTAGATAATGTCTTCTTTCAAAAACAAGAAGAAAATACGGAACATTCAAATTGGATGTTTTCAGTTGGTTTTAAAGATTTAACAGAAAATCAAAAAATAAAACTACAACATTTTTTATTTGATAAAAAAATTGAAACTAGAACTATGTTTTATGAAATAACAAAACATAATCATTTAAAAAATATTGAATGCGTTACAACTATTGCCGAAAAACTTAATAAAGAAGTTTTATTATTACCTAGCTACCCTGATTTAACTATAAATCAAGTTGACTATATTTGTGAAAGTGTAAAAAAATTTTTTAAATGATACTAATATCTCACAGAGGAAATATAAATGGTAAAAATCCAACAAGAGAAAATTCACCGGATTATATTATGGAAACAATATCTATGGGATATGATGTGGAAATAGATATATGGTTAATAGATAACGATTTATTTTTAGGACACGATAATCCACAATATAAAATTGATATTGATTGGTTAAAAAACAATTCAAATAAATTTTGGATTCATTGTAAAAATATAGAATCATTATTGTTTTTTAAAAAAAATAATTTTGATTTAAATTATTTTTGGCACGAAAATGATAAAGTAGTCTTAACATCTAAAAAAAATTTATGGGCATATCCTACAGAAAAATTTCATAGTGGAACAATAGCAGTATTACCTGAGTTATTAAATTCTATTGTAGATGATTGTGAAGGAATTTGTTCAGATTTTATTATAAATTATAACAAAAAATAATTATGGAAAAAAAAATATTAGTAACCGGAGGTAATGGTTTAGTTGGGTCATCAATTAATTCTGATATTAAAATTGGAAAACAATATGATTTACGTAACACACAAGAAACAAATAAAATGTTTGACTATTATAAACCAACTCACGTTATTCATTGTGCAGGTAAAGTAGGGGGCCTTAGTGCAAATATGAATTATAAAGGTGAATTCTTTTATGATAATATAATGATTAATACGAATGTCATTGAATCCGCAAGATTACATAATGTTAAAAAATTAGTATCATTTTTATCTACCTGTATATTTCCGGACAATATTGAATACCCTTTAACTGAAAAAAAAATTCATATAGGAGAACCTCATTTCTCTAATTACCCATACGCTTACGCTAAAAGAATGGCGGACATTCAAATCAGAGCTTATAGAGAACAATATGGGTTAGAATATGTTTCAGTTATACCAACTAACATTTACGGACCTAACGATAATTTTTCATTAGATAATGGTCACGTAATCCCTATGTTATTACATAAAATGTATAAAGCTCAAAGAGATAATACGGATTTTATTGTTTGGGGTAGTGGTAAACCTCTTAGAGAATTTATTTATTCTAAAGATGTTGGAAGATTATCTGAATGGGCTTTAGATAACTACAATGAATCAGAACCAATAATTTTTAGTAATTCAGAAGAAATTAGTATTGAAGACTTAGTTGACTTATTAGTAAAAGAATTTAACTTTAAAGGAAATGTAATATTTGATAAAACAAAACCTGATGGTCAATTTAGAAAACCATCTGATAATTCAAAGTTAAAATCATACTTACCTAATTTTGAATTCACCCCGATAGAACAAGGATTAAAAGAAACGATTAATTGGTTTATAGAAAATTATGAAAACACAAGAAAATAAAATTGCATTAATTACTGGAATAAACGGACAAGATGGGTCTTATCTTGCGGAATTTTTATTAGAAAAAGGTTATGAAGTTCACGGAACTTTAAAAAGAAATTCTGTCGCTGAAAATCAAACATCAAGATTAGATGATGTTTATACTAAAATTAAATTACATTATGCCGATTTAACTGATTTGTCATCATTGATAAATGTTATCCAAAAAGTTAACCCTGATGAGATATATAATTTAGCTGCACAATCTCACGTTAGGATTTCATTTGACCAACCTCTTTACACAACAAACGTTACAGGTGTTGGGACTTTAAATCTATTGGAGGCGGTTAAATTAATAAAGCCAAATACTAAAATTTATCAAGCATCTTCTTCCGAAATGTTTGGTAATTCAATAGATGAAGATGGGTATCAAAGAGAAACTACACCAATGAATCCGGTATCCCCATATGGATGTTCTAAAGTATTTAGTTACAACATTTGTCGTAACTATAGAAATTCTTATGGAATGTTTATCTCAAACGGTATTTTATTTAATCACGAATCACCAAGAAGAGGTACTAATTTTGTCACCAACAAAGTATGTAAAGAAGCCGTTAAAATTAAACTTGGTTTATCAAATGAACTTAAACTAGGTAACTTAGATGCGTCTCGAGATTGGGGTCACGCCAAAGATTATGTTAAGGCAATGTGGCAAATCCTACAATTAGAAACCTCTGACGATTTTGTTTGTTCTACAGGTATATCACATTCAGTACAAGATTTATGTGAATATGTATTTGGTAAGCTAGATTTAGATTGGAAATTATATGTCACACAAGATGAAAAATTTTTAAGACCGGAAGAATTACATAATTTAAAAGGTGATTCCTCAAAATTAATTAAAGCCACAGGTTGGTCTCACGACTATACCTTTGAAAGTATGTTAGACGAAATGATAGAACATTGGTTAAACTACTATAAACAACAATAATTAAAAAATGGCTGTAAGCAAAAGAAAACCAACCACAACACCAACTCCGGAAGTAACCGGTAAACCAATAAATAAAAAAGATTTAATTGGTCAAATAATAAAGAAAAAAACTAAGGAAAAGTTTTTAACTGCAAATCAAAAAAAGTATTACGATACTTTAATCGATAGTGAAATAACAGTTTGTTCAGGACCCGCAGGTGTTGGTAAAAGTTACATAACAATGAAAGCGGCAATTGACTTACTTTCAGATTCTACAACACCTTACGAAAAAATAATAATTGTTAGACCAGCGGTTGAAGCTGAAGAAAAATTAGGTTCATTACCAGGTAATGTTGAAGAGAAGTTAGACCCATATATTTTCCCATCATATTATTTATTAAATAAAATAATTGGTAAAGAAGCTAGGGAAAAATTAAAAGAGATTGAAGTTATTGAAGTATTTGCATTAGCATTTATGAGAGGTATGAATATTGATAATTCAATATTAATTTTTGAAGAGGGTCAAAACGCAACCCCAAGTCAAATGAAATTACTTTTAACACGTATTGGGTTTAATAGTAAATTTTTCATCTCAGGTGACGTTGAGCAATCAGATAAATATAAAAACAAAACCCATAGTGGATTATGGGACGCAATTGAAAAATTTAGAGATAGTAACTACATCTCAATATTTGAATTTAAAGACAAAAAGGATATTGTTAGAAACCCATTAATCAGTAAGATATTAAGTAAATACGATAACGTAGAAGATGACAAAGATGAGGATAGCAATAGAAATTAATGGGGTATTAAGAAATACCTTAGATAAGATAGAACAAACCTATCAAAAATATATGATAGATAAAACAGACGGGTTAGAAGATGAAGAATCTTTTAAATATGAAATTACCCCACCCATCAATAGTTTAAATCTTAGGAATCATTTTAAATTTCAAAACGATGAAGAATTATATTCATTTTTATATGAAGAATTTCCGATGGAAATTTTTGGACATTCACAATCAACCGAATATTCAACCTTCAACGATTTAAATGAAATATATTTAAATTTAAGAGATAATCACGATATATTAATAGTGTCTGACGAAATTGGAAAATCAAAACCGGCGTCTTTATTTTTCCTATCAAAGTTTGGATGTTTGATAGAAAAAGTAAAATTTTATAGTAATTCCACAATAAATTCGATGTGGGATGAAATTGATGTTTTACTTACGTCAAACCCTGCACTATTATTAGAACATCCGGATGATAAAATAATTATAAAATATCAAACGGAATATAATAAACATATCGAATCAAATAATTCAATAACAACGATTAAAGAATTAGAATTTGAATTAACAAAATTTACATAATGTTAAAAGTATTAGGAGAAAATTATTATTTGGATTTAGACAAAATAGACGATTATGTCCAAATTAAAGGTGAAAAAGTAGTTTCATCAGGTGTTACAGAATCAGCACATATCAGTATCATAAAATATGAAACAGTTAAATTAATGATGGAAATCATTATGGATGAACCGGAAGAAATTGATGAAACACTTGGGGCTAAAGGAACAAATAACTTATCAATACCATTTAAAATTGCGTTTAATACGCTACTATATAAAAAATTACTAAACAAATTATAATATGAATCAAGAACAAATTTCAAAATTAGAGTTGTCAATTGAGAATATGAAAAATAAGAAATCAAGAATTTATCTTATTGCTCAAGACACAAAAGGTAATGCCAAAGCATCAATTGCTTATATCTATAGATTAGGATTGGCATTGTTAAACGCCGGTTATAACCCAATCATTTTACACGAAACCCCTGATTATGCAGGAGTATCTGAATGGTTAGGTGAAGAGTATATGACTCTTCCACATAAATCGATTGAAGGTCAAAACTTGGAAGTTTCTCCTGAAGATTTAATAATTATCCCTGAGTTATATGGGTTTATTATGTCGCAAATAACAAATTTACCTTGTGGTAAAATTGTATTATGTCAATCATATGATTATATGTTAGAAACATTACAACCAGGTCAAACTTGGAGTGAATTAGGATTTTTTAAATGTATTACAACTTCAAACAAACAAAAAGAACAAATTGAAACGGTTATGAGAAATGTATCATTTGATATCTTAACACCTTATATTTCAGATAAATTTATACCTCAAGTATTACCAGCAAACCCAATCATTACAGTACATTCAAGAGACCAACGAGATACCGCAAATTTAATTAAAACATTTTATATTAAATTTCCACAATATAGATGGATAACTTTTAGAGATATGAGAAATTTAACTGAAAAAGAATTTGCAACAGGATTGCAAAATTCTTGTTTATCAGTATGGATTGATGATGTTAGTGGTTACGGAACATACCCTTTAGAATCTATGAAATGTGGTGTTCCTGTGATGGGATTAGTTCCTAATTTATTACCTGAATGGATGACTGAAGATAATGGATTATGGATTAATAATAAAATACAACTAGTTGATTATATTGCCGATTATTTACAAAATTGGTTAGAGGACAATGTAAATGAAAATTTATTTGTTGAAATGAAAAAAACAGTTGATTCATTACCAACTAAAGAAACTTTTGAAAAAGAATCTGTAAAATTGTTTGAAGGTTATTTAACCACTAGACAAAATTCATTTACAGAACAATTATCTAAACTACAAACAATTGAAGAATAATATGGAAGAAATTAAAAAATTTGATGTATCGGTAATTTTACCAATTAAATCATCTAAAGTTAGAGATTTTGATGAATACTTTAAAAAATGTATTGAATCATTAAAAATACAAAAAACAGAGATAAACGAACTTGTAATTGTTCATACAAATGAAACTTCATTGGTTGAATACTTAAATGGTTTTGACTTTGGTGACTTACCTGTGGTTAAAATTGAATGGTCTAAAGAACCAAATTACGCAGCACAAATTAATTATGGCGTTAGAAGTGCCAAATCAACGTGGGTTTCTTTATTTGAATTTGATGATGAATATTCGTCAATTTGGTTTAAAAATGTTTTAAAATATTCTGAAATATATTCAGATGTTCAAGCGTTCTTACCAATTGTGATTGATGTTGACAATAATGAAAAATTTGCAGGGTTTACGAATGAGGCAACATTCGCGGCAAACTTCACACCTGAAATGGGTGTATTAACTAACGAAACTTTATTAGATTATCAAAATTTCCAATTATCCGGAATTGTAATTAAAAAAGAATCATTCATTGATTACGGATTATTAAAACCATCATTTAAATTAACATTTGGGTATGAGTTCTTTTTAAGAATGACCTATAATTCAATTAAAATTATGTCAATACCAAGAATCGGTTACAAACATATGAATTTAAGAGAAGGTTCTATTTTTTGGAATTACAAAAACGGTGATGATGTTATTACACCAAATGAGGTTAAATTTTGGATTGAATCTGCAAAAAAAGAATATCTTTTTATTAATGACAGAGCCATAAAATACGAACCACAAGAAGTTTAATGTCCGAACCAATTAATTTAACAGGAGATACCAGTGTTGAGTTAAAGAAGAAAGGTAGAAAACCCACCCAATTAAATTATTTTGATGTTCGTGAAGAAATGGCTGTTATCCGGTTTTTAGAAACGGATTCCCCTCACGAAAGAAATAAAATTTATAATGAGTTTTTATTAAAACCTTTAGATAAGATGATATCTTCAATTATTAGAAGATACAAATTATATAGAAAAGATATGGACTTTAATGAAATCCATACAGATACTCACTCATTCTTAATAACAAAAATAGATAAGTTCAAGCCTTCTAAAGAAAAGAAGGCTTACTCTTATTTTGGAACCATATGTAAAAATTATCTTATGGGACAAATTATTAAGGACCAAAAAGAAACTAATAGAAAAATTTCATACGAAGACATTTCAACTAGTTTAGAAAACGATGAAGAATTTGCCTATTACATTGAAAATGACGGTGTAGATTCCGAAAGAGTTATTCATCATTTTTTAATAAAATTAGATTTATTTATTAAAAATGAAAATCTAAGCGAAAATGAAATTAAACTTGGTCAGGCGTTATATGACTTATTTGACAACTATGAAAATATTTTTGTCGGGAACGACAATAATAAGTTCAACAAAAATATAATATTACTCTCGTTAAGAGAAATGACTAACCTTTCTACCAAAGAAATTAGAGGGTCTATGAAGAAATACAAAAATATGTATTTTGAATTGATTCAAACAATTATTAAATAAAATCTAATGATAAATATTTATTGTTATGGGAAGACCGACAAAAAAAGAAATTAATCTAAGTAAAGAATCAATGTTATCATTGATGCAGGAAATCTATAATGAACTTGTAGAACAAAGAAATACTGCAATCAGAATTCAAAATAAAATGTTAACAATGATGAAGGACCCCGAAGATATGACAATCATAGGTCCGGTTATTGAAAAACAACAAAAAATTATAAATGATTGTGTTGAAAAAAAATTAACATTATCCAAACTACAAGCCGGTATGTGGGAAAAATCTAATAACTCAACTAATTCAGGTGGGGGATTCTCAATTACCGATTTAGGAGATGATGAATTATTAAGAACGTTAATGGAGAAAGATATTTCAAAAGATAACGATTCTTATAAAATGAAAAAATAATATACTATGCCATCATTAGACATAAATTTTGATTATAACAAAATTCAAAAAAAACTTAACGCGACTAAATCTTTTACAGATATTAAGTCGCAATATGATGAGGCAAATAAAAAGGCGGGAGAATCTTTTGAGAAGACAAAATCCCAAGTTTCCGAATCGTTAACAAGTGTTAAAAATCAAACTAAAAGATATCAAAAACAAGTTAAGAATCAGTTTGAACAACTTTTAGATTTAACCAATATGTCCGGAGGAAACGGTAGTGGTTCTCCAAAATATATTAAAAGACTTTTAATTAGAACAATTAAAAACGTTCAACCAAGATTACGAACAATAGTTATCAAAGATTGTTTAACCGCATTAGGTTGTGACCAGCAACAAACGTATACATCCTCCGGTCCTGTTTATGTGAGAGTTAGTTCTGTTGATTTATTTAATAGACTATTAATTGACCCTCAAGACGAAGTAGGCGCAATTATTTATGAGAAAAATTTACCTCAACCAGGTCAGATTCCATTCTCAATGAATAGACAATTACACGCATTAACAACACAAACTACAACTTATAATTACATCGGTAAATCAGGACAACCTTTATTTGATATTTCATATACAAATTCAGGTCCAAATGGTTTGAATGGTGATTGGTTTAAAGTTGATTTGAGTGGAGCTAGAGCAAACCCTCTTAAAGTTGGTGAATTTATGGTGGATTATTATGATACCATAAGAATGTCTGAAGATACTGATATAATAGGTTCAATTATGGAATCTTTGTCCGGTGCAATATCTATGAAAATTAATGCCGGAACATCACAAGTTCAAAACGCCAGTCAAGCCGAAGTAATATTAGCAAGAATATTAGGTCTTTGTTTTGATAGTGGTGGTAATGAAATAGACACTAGTGGTATTTCAAAACTTGCTGAATTAGATGGTATTGATGATTCATTTTTTGAGTTTACAGATATTGATTTAAGAAATATTGACATTAGAACCGCAAACATTAAAAAAGGAGTTATTCAATTTGAAGATTGTGATAATATAGAACTACCTGTTAATTTTAACGAAATTGTTGGTGCATTAGGTCAATTGAATCATTATGAAGGTTCTGAGTTTGAAAATGCAGCAAATAACGTAACTAATGTATTGGCTAATAATCCAGCTTGGGCTGGTATTGGTATAAACATTGACCCTCAAGTTGTTGTTGATACTAATTTTATAAAATTAATAACTAACGGAATGATTGGGGCATTAATCACTCCAAAAATGATATTACCAATAATTGTTATGTATAAAGCTTTAGGTAATATATTGGCGGATAATATAAAATCATTCACTGACTTCGCAAAAATATTTAAAAAATTCTTTATTAATTTAGTATCCAAAGTAGGTGCAATCTTTGTTGAGGAATTATATAAATTAATTAAAGAAGATATTTTAAAATTAGTTCAACAAGTTATCCAAGATATTGCTAAAGAAAAAATTGTTAAAAAATACGCAATGATATTAAAATTATTGGCGTTATTATTGGCGATTATTGGATTAATAACTGATTATCGTAAATGTAAAAATTTAATTGACGATATTCTTGCATTATTAAATTTATTAAATGTTCCGGGATTTGGTAGTGACATTCCATTACCAATATTATACGCAGCTCAATTATTGGATGGTTATTCAGAATCAAGAGCGTTTATTGGTGCTATTGAAGAAATGCAAAGTTTGGGTATCCCAACCGGAGCGATGCCAAGTGGTGCACCAAATTTTGATATATTAGGTAAATTTGGACAAATGAAAGCTATGGCATTAGAAGAAGCCGAAAATAATAAACTTCAAGTCGCTGTTGGACCTTTAACGGTTACTCCCGCGTTTTTAACTGTTCCAACAAGTTCATACGGTAAAAAATTCTAATTATGAATAAAAAAGAAAAATCTGAAAAAGTATTACAAATTATTAAAGAATATAAAACATCTTCAAATAAAGATTTAATGCTTGCTATGGATTGTATTCAAGAAGATTTTGAATACACTAAAAACTTAGTATTAAAATCAACAGAACAATTAGATAAGTTAGAATTAACTTACAATACGATATTAAAAGAATATAACAAAAGAGTGAAACCAAATGGAAATTAATAATCAAAATATTCATCAAATAATATTTCCTGGTTATGTTTACGATAACCAAGACCCTATGATGTTAGGAAGACTTCGTGTTATTCCGGAAACAAAAAATTATAATGATATCATAGCGTCAGTAGCCAATTGGAATGAAGAAACAGATAAATGGACATCCAAAGACCCGTTAATTTTTTTACCTTTATTACCGTTTTATATTAGCCAAACACCTAAAAAAGACGAATATGTTCATATTATTTATATGAACAAAAAATTCCCATTTCAAAACCAATTCTATATACAGGGTCCGTTTTCATCCCCAATGACAACACCTTTTGAAAATTTTCAAGGAGCTAAAAAATTCTTAGCCACAGGGGATAGAATTAAACAAGGATTGAGTCTTAAAAATCAAGATGGAGAATATCGTGATGATAATAGTAAAGGTGTCTTCCCTGAACCGGGTGATAACGCTTTATTAGGTCGAGGAACTGCAGATGTTATTGTTAAAGAAAATGAAGTTTTAATTCGTGCAGGTAAAACAAAAGAATTGTCTAAAGATAAATTTCCAATAGGTAATCAAAATAGAGCGTTTTTACAATTAACAAGGTTTACACAAACTAAACAAACGTTACCAACCGAAACAAATTATCGATTAGTTCAAGATATTCAATTAGTTAAGAAAATGATTGTTTGGGATATATCAACTTTAAACTCAAGTGCCGACGCATTTACAGGTTCAGTTAAATTATATAATCTTAAACCAAGTGCTAAAATTAATACAGAAAATTTTAAATACGACACAATATTAAATTTAACTAGTGGTGAAGATTATGGTGTTGAATTAGAATCGGTATCATTTATGGGTAAAACTTTTACTGATTCCGTTAAAACTATCAACGATTTTATTTCTAAAGTATTTGACCCAAATGTAACATTTACAGGGATTACAATAAATAACCCACAAAATTTTGGTGGTCAATTCCCTTTTGTTGTAACACCGTCAAAACAAACATATGAAATTGGTAAAAAATTCGCACCAACATCCGCATTAGGTGAGATTCTTGAATATATTAATTACAAAAGATTTTTTAATAATATTAAATTAAATAACTCAAAAGAAGATGGTTGGTTTTTGGTTTCTGATAATAAAGGGGGTAAACCATTATTTGGTCCTTTATCAAATGTAAAAGAGGAATCTATTACTCCAACAACATTTAAAAGTGAGGATATCAGTTATGGTGTGTTAGGTGCTCAAAAAGTATTTTTATTATCTCAAAATTCTACAAGTCCTAAAGGACAAATTAATATTGCGAATACATTATATGGTATACCACAAGATAAATTTGTTGGAGCGGGAGATACATTATTTGAAAAAACTTATTCAACCGTTAGAGGTGAAGAACTAATAAAACTAATTGAGAAAATAGTTGACTTCTTAAACAATCACGTTCACCCTCACGCCAATATGGTTCCGGATGAAGCAACTCAAGGTTCTAAAACAACTAAGACCAGTATCAACCAATTATTATCCGATGTAAATAATACTGTCCTAAATCAAAATATTCGAATAAACTAAATATTTATTGTTAAAAGATTTTATGTCAATTAACAATTCATATTTCAGTAAGAACAACACACTCATATCTCATAGCTTAACAAACACAGGAAGAAATCCTGTGACTGAGCTATTTTATGGTTCGTTAGCAACATCACAATATCCAAACGGTTTTAGCCGATTTATCTTTGATTTAGACCTAACTCTATTACAAGAAAAAGTTTCTGATGGAACTATTTCAACAACTTGTAATGATACTATGGTTCATACATTAAGAATGGTTAATACATCAACTTTTAATCTTGAAACATTAAATACAACAACATCTCAAGGTAGATTAAGAGCAACATCATTTGATTTAATATTATTTAGAATCCCTAACAACCAATTATGGGATGAAGGGGTTGGATACGACTTCGCAGATTTGATATACGATTATAGTAATTCTGATAAAAATTTCTCAACAAGACCATCCAATTGGATTCAAACCACAACATTAAGTGGTTGGACTGAACCGGGTATCTATAACAATATTAATTCAGGTTCAACACCATATAGTGCCATAACAATAGTTGATACTCAACACTTCCAATTTGGAAATGAAAATATTTCATTTGATATGACAAGTGAAATTAATAGTATTTTAACGGGGGGATTAACCGGAGTTACTGGTTGGGGTATTGCTTATCTACCTCAAATTGAAAATTTAACAGGGTTAACCGAAAACTATGAAGTTCAATTTTTTACAAGACATACCCAAACATTCTACGAACCATTCTTAGAAACAAACTACGATGACATAATTGATGATGATAGAAATAACTTTTCATTAGGTAAAGTAAATAAGTTATACCTATATCTATATGAAGACGGTAACCCAATTAATTTAGATTCATTACCCTCAGTATCAATTTCTGACGCAAGTGGAACACCAATACTTGGATTATCAACACCTAATTTAAGTGTTTGCCAAAGAACAAAAGGGGTTTATGAAGTTATTATCCCACCATTATTAGGATACAAAACACCTTGTTCATTTTATGATGTTTGGAGCGATTTATACATAAACGGATTTCAAGTAGATGATATAACAAATAGTTTCACATTATACCCATTTAAAAAATCAATCCAAATTGGAACAACAACTCAAGACCCAAAAGTTTATGGTTTTGATTTTTACGGTATCAAACAAGATGAAAAAATATACAACACAGATATTAGAAAAGTCGGAGTGGTTATCAAACAAGCTTACACTACTCAAAAATTATTACCAAACGTTGACGCTTATTATAGAGTATATGTTCGTGAAGGTCAAACTGAAGTTCAAGTTCAAGATTGGACAAAAATAAATAAAACCCCAAATGAATACTATTTTATGTTTGATACTCGAGATAAAATACCTAACGAATATTACATTGATTTAAAGGTAACTAGTAGTGGGGAAATAAACACATATAAAAAACAAATCAAATTCCAAATAGTAAATCTAAAATATTTGGAATAATCAGATATTTATAAATAAAAAATTATGGCAAATAGATATTTTACAGGAACAAGCTGTGGTGATAGTTCATATATAACATTCATTGCTGATGACACAATCCTTACAGCGAATACACTTAACAAAATTTATCAATTAGGTAGTGGTCAGTGTATTACCTTAACGGCATCAGGTGCAACCACAAACAATTACGTTACCGCAGGTATCTTTTATGGTCCTTATACTTCTTGTACTCAATGTATAACACCGGCTAACTCAGCAGGAAACACATCAATAATATGTGCCACTTGTGATGGCTCAACTTTTACTGCAACAACAGTTTCTCACGGAATATACACTAACGGACAAAATAGAGCAATTTCACAAAATAACACGGTTTCCATCGGAGGCTTTAACGGATTAAATAACTAAATAAAAAAAGAGAAATTAATTTTTCTCTTTTTTTTTTACCATTTTATTTTTTATTGTCAAAAATATCCTTACATTTGTACCATAAATAAAATCAAGGACAAAATGAAAAGAATATTTAAATTTTTTAAAAGATTAGCGATTAGACGTATTGCAAAGGCAAGAAATCAATTTGATTACCAAGACCCGGGATTATTGGGTGATGTTCATATCTGTAAAGCAATCTGTCGTAAACTTATTACAAGTGAAGGTTCTAAATTTTTAATCGCACCATTATCAGCACAAAGATATATTAAACATTCTGAACTTGGAATATTCGTTATCCTTGACGATAAAAAAATTAGTGTAATCAATCACGAATACTACTATAGTAATATCTTAATGTCAAATAGAGATTGGGATAAACTAACAAAGATGTATGATACAAAAGTAGAACGCATCCGACAAGAATTAAAAAATGAAATGAAATCTCAAATCAAATACTCCTTAAAGAATATTTTAGATAGAGTGGACAAATCTAAAAAAACAAAAACTCCTACTGAGTAAGGGTTTTTTTATTTAAAACATATCTTCAAGTTTATCTAAATGTTTTTTAACAATCTCTAAGTCACCAATGTCGGTATAATCAAATCCTTTACTCTTTAAAGTCTGAACCTCAGTGTGTAAATGTAACATCATTTGTTTAATCATATTTGACATTGTAGGATACGATTCAATCATTTTATCCAAATGATAAGATTCTTTTGGTAATTTTAAAACATCCCCAATTTTCTTAACCCAATCCTTACCATAATTGTCCGCATCCATTTCCATCTCCCAATAGATTTTAAAGAACTCTTCAAAATCCTCAATATCCCCCATATATGAATCCTTCATATCAAAATCCTTCATTTGTTGTTCGTGTTTTAATTCGTGGAATAACACATAAACAAACGAGGCAAAATTGGAAAACATCTCAGGTGAACATATTATAATCATATTACTTGTTCTCACACCTTTAAAACCAGTGTTACAAGAATTTAATACTTTTATCACATACCCTCTATCCTGAATAAAATCTTTTATCTTTTCAGCAATTAAATTAAAATGATTAATTTTATCCTCAGGAATATCTTTTCTAAATTTATCAATAACTCTATCGTAATTTGAACTTGTTTTTAGACCATTTGGGACAATATCTTCCAAAATGGTATCATTGGTTATCTCAACCCATTCTGTTACAATAGGGACTATTTTCTGACCTTTTTTGCCGGGCGTTTGATTAATGTTATCACCATCATCATCATTCATCATAGGGTGATTTTTAATTTTTTTAGAAATTTTTAAGGCTTCCCTCTCCATTTTAACAATCTTATTCTTTGGAGTACTCATTTGACCATCATAACTATCATACGCCAACTCAGCATCATCATATTTTGATGTCGCCACAGTGAAAGGTTGTAATTGTTCTTTATTAAAAAGTCTAACACCCGGACTCATTGGAATTCTAAATGAACCCGAACCACCAGTACCTGTCGCCTCTTTAATCTGTATTTTGTTATTTTTGTTCATATACTTATAAATATACTAAAATTTAATTATGGAACAACAACCTGAACTATTTGGAAAGTTATTTGAATCAATCCCAATTCACACCGAAGAACACTTAGACGCAATCCTTGATACTATGACAAAGGAACACGCAATCTATTACCTAACACAAGCCGTAAAATACGCATACCAAGCAGGAATATACTCAATAGGTGAATGTGAAGTAATCTCAAAATCAATTAGAATCACCAATAAAAAAGAAAAAGAGGACTAATTGTCCTCTAATATTTTATTCGACTTACGGATATTTTCCTCACCCCACATTGGTTGAAGATTATCCAAACACCAACACTTCATAAACTCCTCGTCTCCAATTTCCTGTATGTCAAATGATGTAATAGGTAATTTATGGTCTACGTGCCATACCCCGTAATTTTCCCACGTCATATCATCCTTAAATTGGTTTTCTAAATGAACAATCAATTCCTCAGGACTATATTGTAGAACATCAAAGTAATGTCCGTTCTTCTCCACATTACTCTCCTTTAAAACCTGATATATCGCAGTTCTGAAATTAGAGATTAGTTTATAGAGGGGGTCAGACGATTTACGATTTCTTTCGTAATCACGTTTTATTTGACGAATTTTATCTACATTATTTTCTCGGTACTCTTTAATATATTCATTCCATTTATCTTTGTTATTTTCATACCAAATTTTATGTTTTTTAGATAATTTTTCTTTATTTTTTTCTCTGTATTTTTTATCAGCAACTTTTTTACCCCCAATATTTCTTCTACCGGATGGACCAAGAACAACACCATTATCTCTTAATGTATTTAGAACAATTGTTTTATGTATTTTTAATTTTTCACTAATAGTGGGGGAACCTAATAAATCTTCAGTATAAAGTTTTATGATTTCACTGACCTGTGATTCTGTTAATTCTATTTTTCTCATATTAATAAATATAATATATTTGTCCAAAAAATCAACTATAACAAAATTAAAATAAAAAAAAGGGACATATAGTCCCTTTTTGTTAAATATTTTAAGATTTTGATTATCTCAATTCTCTTAAATCGAATGTTCTAACACCATCAACAGTAATTCTTCCGTAAAAGCGATTGTTGACCATCTTCTTAGCGTAACGGGTCATAATACCTTTTATCGGTGTAAAGTTGAATGGGTTGTACATTGTTGGAGTTAATTGTAACGGTACATACGGTGCGTAGATGTATCCTGTGTCTAACAATGATGTTCCTTTGTGTCCTACTAACACTGTGTTAGCTGGGAAGTAAGGGTCACGGTAAACTTGGTAACGTCCTGCTAATGTTCCAACTCTCTCAATACCCATATTGTATTGGTCTTGCTCAGGAGACGCGTTAGATACGTGGAAGTATTCTAAATCGTCAAAGATAGCAGAGATTTCAGAAGAAACCACAATCCAGTTAGCACCACCTCTTAAAGTAGATTTGTGGATTTGAGCTGATAATTGGTTAATCGCTGTGATTAACGTTTGGTTCCAGTCTTTTTGAGTGTAGTTTGTAGTTGCAGAAATTCTTCTCCATCCGTTGTAATCCCATCTTAAAGTCCAAGCTGCACCTTTACGTAAATCTCTTAAGATTTCACGGTCGATTTCAGCCGCAACTTGTTCAGATAATAAAGCTGTTAATTCAGCTTCAGCATCGATGTTATGGAAAGCCGCAACGTCTTGAGCTAACTCAGGAGACCATTGTGCTCTTAATTTTCTTTCAGTTACAGAAACTGTTACAGAATCTAAGTCGAAAGAAACCTCACCGATTTTATCTTCGAATTCTAATTCTTCGTAACGTCTGAATACCGCTTTAATGTTAGTTTGACTCGCTGATACACCACTCCAAGTAGCTGCTAATAAAGTAGCTCCTGAGTATCCATCAGGTGTTGATTGACTACAAGATACACATACAGGTACTTGAGTATCAATTTCTAAGTAAATAGTACCTTGTGCAGAACAGATATTTTTGAATGAACCTCCATTACCATCTGATGCCCAAGAAGTTTGACTTGTACTACCATATTGAACAATTCCTTGACCATATTTTTGAGTAACAACTCTAAATAATAAGTTAGTAAATGTATTTGTTCCTAATTGAGCCGCAACTGCCGCGTTATCAGTATACAATTTAAGACCTGATAAGAATTCTTCAGTATCCATTTCTTGACCCATAGGACCAATTAATTTTCCATCACCTGTGTTAGAGAAACCTGACATAGCGATTAAGATTTTTCTAAATTCAGTGTTTGCTGTTGTAGTATATGCTGCAGGAATTAACGCTCCATTAGACCATTGTACTGTAGTACAAGATGCTGTAATAGCTGACCATCTACCTTTAGAATAATCAAATAAACCTTCAGGGTCTAAACCTGGTTCAGTTCCTTCGTAGAATAAATCATAAAGGTTTTTTTGGTAAGCACCTGTGTCAGTACCATAACCAGCACCCGGATTACCAGGATAGTTACCCGGAGAACCTACCGGTGCGTAGTGTTGACCTGAATTAGCCTCAATACCATTTGCAGAAGTCGCTCCTGTATATCCTTGAATTTTAGGTACAAAGAAGAATAATTTACCGATTGGTAAATTCATTGCTTGTACAGATACGATTTCATTCGCTAATAATTTAGAGAATACTCTTCTTACGATAGGGAAAACAACAGTTTCAAAAGCTCCGTTAGAACCTTCACCTGTAGCTTCGTTTATCAAGAAAGACGCTTGGTTCTCATATAACTGAGCTACGTTTTCTCTCATATGTCCTTTAAGACCTTCTAGGAATCCTAATTTATCCCATTTGTTGATTGTGTCTTCTTTAATAACTTTAAGGTGTTTTAACCCAATGTTACCTACAAGACCTGATTCTAATAATGCTCCCATTTTTTTGGTTTTTATTAATTTTAATTTATTTATTTTTATTTTATTTTTGTCATTAAATCTTTCATTCTTAAGAACTGTGGATTCTCATATGTTTTAGATTCAATTAAGTTAACTGCTCCTGTAGAAGGTGATTTTGCAATTGTTCTCTCGATTGACTCATTCATAGATTGAGTTTTAGTTCCTGCAGATAATTCGTTTTTAACAACTTGATATAAATTTTTAGATTCTTTAATAGTTTCAACACTATCAAATCTTCTTAAAATGTTAATTTTTTCTTGTTTTGATGTTGAGTGTTCAGTGAACAAACGTGTAGCGTAAGCTAAGTTTGAGTTGAATACCGCAACCTCGTTTAATTTACTTCTAAAAACATTAAGTGCTTTTCTGTATTCTTCATTTTTTTCTCTAAGAATTTGTAATTCTTTGTTTGAAGAACTTTCTTTAATATTCGCATTAAAACTTGAATGAGCAAATGGTTTAGGTAAACCACCTTTTCTGAAATTAGACCCCATACCTAAAGTACGAACTCCTTCTTTAGTTTCAGATTTTTTCACAATAGGTTTTTTTGTTACTTCTTCTTTAGACTCAACTTTTTTAACCATTTTGTTTTTACCTAATTTATTACCAGCGTTTTCACCTTCTTTATATTCAAATTTAGGTTTTCCGGTAAATCTTGTAGGTTTAGCGTGGTCAGCGTGTTTCAACTTTGTTGGAGTTGCAAAACCATCACCTAAACTTGGATTTTTGTCGTATTTGAATTTAGATGGATTTCCAATGTTTTTACCAACAGGTTTTACAGACATTTTTTTAGATTCAGATTCGTAGATAGATTCATCCATCTCTTCTTCATCCTCTTCATCATCCATTTCGATTTCATAAACGATTTCATCGTCCATATCATCTTCTTCATCCATTTCAAAATCTTTGTAGTGTCCATCACGTCTTTTAAAATCGTGGTCATTTCCACCCCATTCTTCGTCTTCGTCGTCCATATCTTCATCATCAGAACTAAACATTCTTTCAACAATACTTTCGATAGTTTCACCATCCATATCGTCTTCATCCATATCGTCTTCATCCATTTCTTCCCAAGACTCGTCCATTTCTTCTTCTTCACCTTCACCAACAATCATATACTCTTTACCGGTTCCCTCATCTTTTAAGTGAGTGTTTCCTTTGTCGTCTTTTGTAACAACAATGTTATCATCCGGTCCCATAAGTTGAAATACTCTAAGTACTTCTTCATCGTCAGCATCAGTTAAGTCGATAGTGTCTTCGTCGTCCATATCTTCTTCGTCGTCACCGTCTTCATCTGAGTCGTCAGTATCATCAGTATCAATTTCGTCACCGTCATCTTCTGCATCATCACCAAATTTAATATCGGCGATATCCTCAGAACCTTCAGGTCCTTCCATTTCAACGTCATCAGTTTCAACCTCATCATCTGCTTGTTCAGTTAGAGATTCTTTTACTAGGTCTTTGATTTCTTGTTTCATAGTAGAAGCAAGTATTCCTTTTGCGTTTTCAGCTACCGCTTCTTCCAAATTTTTCATTTGGATGATAGCCTCTTCAACTAAAGATTTTTCTTTTGCCATTGTTTTTATATAGTTTTTAATATATAAATATCTCCCAATATGAAAAAAGTTTAAATTAAACTTAAATCACATTAGGTTTTTTATACATTGATAAATATCACCATAAAATAAAAAGCATAAAAAAAGAGGACATATAGTCCTCTTTTATTTAATAATTAAGATTTTAATTACTCAATAACTTCGTCGATTTTACTTTCAACAATTGATGTGATTCTCCACTCCATTGTGTAATGTTCAAAAACTTTAGTAACTTTAGCCTCTACATCAGTAGGGTTGTAACCACTTACTAATTTTTCTTCTCTCATTTTTTTAATCTTTCCTGATTCGTTATCAACTGAATCTAAGGTAACTTTTGCGATAAAATACTTTTCTTCCATTTTTTGTTATTTATTTAGTATCCCAAATAATCGTTTAATTTTTTCATTAAGTCAAGCGATTTGTTTCCGGAATCTCCAACGTGTCTTTCAACACTCATTTTTTTCTCTTCTTCTAAGTTCTCATCGTATAGATGTTTGTCATCTTTATTTAAGAATAGATATGCTCCCGGAGTTGAAGGTGACGATACTAAGTCAAAACAGATTAATTCAAAATCATCCTGTACTTCATTTTGTTCCCCAATTTTTTTAAGTGACCCTACACCTCTTGAAGAGATACCTAACGTAACTCCTTGTCTAAGGTAGTTAGCGGCTAAGTCACCTTTGGTTGACACAATCCCTCTTTCGTGGAATCCCGGTGAAGTAAGTAATTTAATCTTACCCATTAGGACATTACCTTCCCACCATACTTCAGTGATTGCGTGAGATACTCTATCTAAATCGATTAGAGATGATTCAGGGTGATTTAACTCAGATAGAGCAGTTCCCTTCTTAATCATTTTTTTATAGTTCTCAGCCTCTCTTTTTAATATACGTTCAGGATATGTTCTACCATTTCTATTTGGGGTGTCATATTTTTGTAATACGGCATAAAATTCAAATGGTTTTGAGTGGTCTAACATTTCGTTAGATTCTCTAATTAAAGTTTCATTACGAGTATCATTTGGGTTAACATACCCTGCATCGTATTCAACTAATATACCTTTTCCTGATTCGTTCGGTTGTAATATTCTTAAACTCATTTCAAATGTTTTATTTATAAATATTAAACATTCTCGGTTTGTAACGATTCTTCTATTAATTTGCTCTTTTTGGTTAGATAAAAATTAAAATTTTCATTGTTTAAAAAATTATCTTTAAAAATTTGATGTGTAATTTGTTGTAACGATTCTTTGATTTCATTTCCTTTAAAATCCATATCTTCTTGGATTAGGTAAAAATTTATTTCAAGATTCATAAATGATTTTTTATTTACATTTAGTCCGCTGGACCTTAAATCTAAATCTACTATAAATTTTTCATCAAAAATTTTTTTGTTTATTGTCTCGTAAATTGAGTGTTTGATACTTCTACTTAGGTTAAGGACTGTTCTTGTCCAATTATCACATTCATAAATTGGTTCGACCCAAGTTTGTATGTTTAAGTAGAGAGATTTGAGTTGGATTGAATCTACCGTTCCATATACAATTTTAGCTGTTTTGAATCCGTGTAGTAGAGAAGTTTTTCCCTTTTTCATTAAATTTCATATTTTCCCGTTTATTTTTTAAAATAATAGGGATTTTTATGTGTAATGTCAAAACTTTTTTGTAGGAGGAAGATATATGTATTATATGATAATAGTAAAACTAAATAACAACGTAACGATTGAAAAGGCTTTAAAACTTTATAAAAGTAAAGTTATTAAGACTCGTCAAAGTGGGGAACTTTTTAAAAGAAAGGAATTTGTTAAGAAGTCTGTTATTAAGAGAAATGAACTTTCTAAGGCTAAGTATGTCCAAAAAAAGTTCAATTCTGATAATGATTAAAGATTCTCTTTAAGATTCTTAAGTTTGAAGTACGTAAGTTTATCGTATTTTTCAGAAATCACTTTTGAAATAGTTTCATCAATTCTTGTTTGCATTGATTTATCAGTGCTAGCATCTTTCATTTCCGTTAGTTTCGTAACCACGCTTTCTTTGATTGTATTATATTTTTCATTCAATGTTGAATCGTCTTCTGATAACAAATCAATTAATTCTTTTTTATCCGATTCATTTAAACCATCAATATAACTTTTGATAGTTTTGTTTGCAACACTTACCATAGTTGATAATGGTAGGTCAATTCCTTCAGTTTTTGTGATTGGTAATTTTTTAAGAGATTCTGAAATAACTTTTCTACTTTTGATTTTAGATTCAATAGTTAAAACATCGTTAGAGAATAACGTATCAATATCTGTATAGTTATTTTCAACATTTTTATTTCCAACCCAAGCAACGATTTTGTTGATATCCGATTGTTTTATTTTGTTTACAGTATTCTCGTAAAGTTTAATACTCTCATTGATATAATCGTTACAGTAAGATTCACTTAATGATTTTGGAGAACCCAATTCATCGTATAAGTAAAACAACTTGCAAATGTTTTTATTTTCAATAACAAGTTTCTTAAATGTTTTTAATTCGTTTTTGAATGTGTCGTTAGCGTATGATTCTAATAACACATTTTCTATTCTTGATTTTAGTAATCCAAAATTTTTCATATCTAATTTTTATTATAAATATCTAATCTTTTAGAAGTTTACCTAATTGTTCTTCAATATCTCCTAAAGAATTTTTTCCTTTGGATAAATCAATGTATGATTCATCTTCGGTTAATGATGCACTCTCAACTAAAATTTTTAAATTATCTCTCTTAAATGACTCAGGAGTTACTTCACCACCCGGTGCTGGTGCCGGAGCTTCAGGTGCCGGAGCTTCAGGTGCTCCTGCTTCAGGTGCTCCACCCGGTTCAGGTCCACCTAAACTTTCCATTCCTCCTCCGAAGCCTCCTCCTCCACCAGGAGGTGGTGGTGGGGATGACGGTGCCGCTCCACCTGCAGTTGTACCTGAAGGAGCGTTACCGTATAATTTATCAATATTATCAAAGATTCCCGTATGAGTAATAATAGTTGCGGTGTTTGCTAATTCAGCTCCTACAGCCATCTCAATTCTTTGTTGTTGTAAATCAAGTTTAATTTCCTCATCTGAGAATCCTAAAATATGTTTCTTAGCCCACGATACAGATACCGGAGCGATTCCCGCAATTGCTGCAACACCTTGTTGGTATAACGCAATTTTTTCTTTCCAAAGTTCAATTTTTAATAAATCGGCTTGTGATGATGGATTTGTTAACGCTAGTGTAAAGTTTGATAATTCATCTTCAAAACCTAATAGAAATAAATGAATGATTGCAATTTTATTTAATTCAGCAATCATAGATTTTTGAATTTTATTAATTGTTCTTGCAAAACGAATATCCATTAAAGATAAATTTTTACCATCACCAGCAGTTTCCTCAAAACCTAAGAACGCTTTTGGAACACGAAGTGCTGTTAATAATTTCTTTTGGATATATTCGATATCGGCAATTTCAGATAAGTTTGTTGCTCCCGGTAATGTATCAATTGGTGATGCGGCCGCTGGGTCTCTAACAGGAATAAAGTAATCTTGGTCAACGGCCATTTGATTAAATCTCATATCCACATTACCTGTTTTAGAATCCACAACTTGGTCTCTTTTAAATTTGTTCGCCACACGTTGTACATACGCTTCAACATCTTTATCATCCATATTCCCAACGAATACTTTGAATACACGTCTTTCAGGGGCTCTTGATGTTCTATAGATTAACATCGCGTCTTCAGACAACAATAATTGTTTCCAAATACGTCTTGCTTTTTCTAACATAGATGTTCCGTATGGGAGTTTTCTGTCATCACCTAATAATCTAAAGTGAGCAATCTCCCAAGAGTTGAACTCCATATCTTTGGCTTTCCATTTAAATCTTAGTCCTTTATTTTCCGCAGGTTCTTCAATATTTGCAGATTTGGCCGCCATACCTCTTTCCAAACGCTCAATTTCAATGTTTGGTAATTGCATACAACCAACAATACCTTTATCAGAATCCAATTTTAAATAAACAAAGTTATCACCATATTTACAAGTATTTCTTGTCCACATAGTTAAGTTTGTATTGATATCTAATACATTGTTAAATAAATCGGCTAGTATGGATTTTATTCTTTTTGATTCGGAATAAATTTGTAACATATAACCATTCTCATCAACAGTTGTTGATTCTTCACCATAAATGTCTAACGCCGCTGATATTTCAGGGGTATATTCCATTGACTCGTAATCATAGAATGAAGCTAAACGAGTTGGTTCATAATAAACGGCTTGAGTATATAAGTTACTTTCAATTTTAGTCCATTGATTAGATAAATAAAAAGTTTGTTGAGCTTGTAATTTTTCTCTTTCATATTCGGCTTGAGAAGTAGTTTTTAATAACTCTTTTTTGTCAAGCTTATATGTTGGGTAGTCTTGATTTAATAGGGAATTTGGACCAAAGGCTCTTGATAACCTCTGCCAAACCGTTAAATCGTTATTTTGATTATTTTCCATATTATAAATTTAATTATATTTTTTCTTATATAAATACTTGATAATTCTACATTCCACTTCCGTCATAATTATCGGTTGTTAATATTTCTAAAATTGTTCCGTTATAAAAAAGTTAATCTTTTATTAATCTCACTGAGAGTCCATTAGCTTTACTAATTACACTACTATTGATATTAGTACTATTATAAGCAATATATCGGTAATAAGCGAATGTTAATATAAAGTCTGTTGAACTCCACCATAATCCCTGATTATTAATAAGGTTAAAGGATGTTGTACGTATTCCTCCACCAAACGCTGAAAATCCGCTAGAATTAGTTGCCTGATTAGGTGTTAACCAATGACAACCACCCGTTTCTTTCATTGCTCCACCAGCAGGACTTATTCCTCCTAAATAATTTACAAGAGTTGTCCATTCGGTATCAGAAGGAATGTGATAACCGGTTGGGGCCAACCCTCTTGGGTCAGTTACCGCATACCAATTGTATAATTTTCCGTAAGTTGTTCCTGTAACCGAATCATTGTTATAGTAACACCAAGCACCTGTGGTTAAATTATTCCAAGTTGTTTGGTCAGTAACTTGAGGAATTACATCACCGTTACGATAAGTTGTTACATCTAAATTACATTTTGACCACGTTTGAGTCCCAATTGTTATATCCTGTACCGTACAATTTGGGCACGGATTTAATGTCGGTGTAGGTGTAGGTGTTTTAGTAAGTGTAGGTGTAGGTGTTTGAGTCGGAGTTAAAGTATTCGTTGGTGTAAGTGTTGGCGTAGGTGTAGGTGTTGGTGTGTTTGTATTTGTAGGTGTCATTGTAGGTGTCATTGTAGGTGTAGTACTTGGTGTTGGTGTGTTAGTACTTGTTTGAGTAGGCGTTGGTGTTTGAGTCGGAGTTAAAGTATTCGTTGGTGTAAGTGTTGGCGTAACCGTAGGAGTAACCGTAGGAGTTGGCGTAGTAGTTGGTGTAGAAGTAATCGTAGGTGTTGGTGTTGGTGTTAATGTAGGTGTTATTGTTGGAGTAGGTGTTGGGGTAGGGCAAATAAACGTACCACAAGCAGGAATATCGTCAAAATTTGTTATTATTGTTATTATACCATCCACAACTGTTACGACATAAAGAGGTGGTGTATATATATCCGGATTTGAGGGGTATGAATTAGGTCCATACACATAATTACCTGTGAATATTTCCGGAATCCCAAATGAATTGTAAAATTGTGTTCCAACATTAAAACCAATCTTTGAATAATAATAAAACTCAGACCCATTTACTTGGACTAAAGGATTAAAGGCTTTAGTAAAGTAACATTTTACATCACCAACCCCTAACGAACTAAAATTCCAATTTAGTACCCCGCAAATCGTAGCACTATACGATAAAATCACAATTGAGTATGTAGGTATAAATGTTGGTGTAATACTTGGTGTTGGTGTTATAGTTTGAGTTGGAGTAAGTGTTGGAGTAAGTGTTGGCGTAATAGTTGGTGTAGGTGTTGGAGTCGGAGGATTACCTTCACTTATAGAACTAGGTTTAGGAAAATGTTTTGTAATGTTAAGGTTATCTCCATTTTTAACATTAAAAATCCCTTGACCATTCACATTAAGTTTTGAGCCCGCAATAATATTACCTGATTTTTTTCTACTAACAAAATCACCCCCCTTAAAATTGTTTTGAACAATTACTTGGTTTGGTTTTGTTTCTTGTGTTAAATCTAGATTTATACTAACTGGAACTTCAATACTTCTCTTTCTATCTGAGATACCCATTTATTCTTTTTAAATAAATATTATCACATACCAAATAACCAACCATATTTTTGATAATCTTCACGACTAACTTGTTGGCTACCAAATTGATTAATTCTATCTTGGTAATGTGGAATAACAGGGTCAAAATTAATATTCTCTTTAATTGCTTCATTATTACTCACAGACCAAGAATCAATCATTGCTTTGGTTTGTTCGGTAACCTTACTTAATTTACTAAAAGAAGATTCTGCGACGTAAGTTGCCATCGCAATTGACATAATTAAGTCATCGTGATGTCCTTTTTGGTGGTCAGGACGACCATTGATATAAACAAAGGTATTCATCTCGTTGTATAAACGAGCACTATAAATTCTAAATTTATGTCTCATCACTTCTTCAAATGACGCAATAATTTGAACCCTTTTATTGTTAAAATTTATTCCAGGAATTTTATCCATTGCTTTTGGGTCATATTTCCATTTGTTTGATAAATCAAGACCATCAACATATAAATCCCGATAATTCATTTCTTGTAGTTTTCTGGCGGTTGAAACACCCATTCCACCGGTGATATCAATAACCACAAAACAAGAATATATTGTCGCCCATTTATGACAAATTTCCGCCATTGTATCAGGAGGTAATTTTCCCACATATTCCGCAACTTGTTCCTGAGTATCAAAATCTATAATTTGAAATGAACTAAAATCTTCAGAATCCCCACGGGAAACATCGACACCCATAATATATTTGTGACCAACAACCGGTTCTTTCCAAATCCAAAGAGCGTTACCCATCATTTTACTAATAGGTTCAAGAACCATATTTTCACGAATATTTTGCATCATAAGAGAATCAAATACATTATCTCCGGAACCTAAGAAGTTACATTCCAACTCCTGAGATACTTTACGTTTATCGTATTTTAATTTCTTTACCATCGCCTCAAACCAAGATGAACAGGGTTTGTATCCGTCAGCCATTAGTAATTTAACATCATCAAAGTTTCTTGCATCATATGATTTACTACCCCAATCAATAAAATCATTAGGGTTATATTCTTCTTTGTTTAATAAATAATGGATTATGTTTTCCGTTTTAACAAAATATAAATCTTTTGTATATCTAGGGTCTCTATACCAAAACATCTCCGTAATTTTGAAGTCATTCATATTACGTAACGCTTGGTCATATATTTCATAGTAAATTGGGTCATATCCGTTAGGTGTTGAAACCACAATTACTTTACCCCCCGTAGATAGGGATGCCATACAGGCAGACCAGAAATCACTATCGGCTTCAATAAACGCAGCCTCGTCAAATACAAGTATGGTAGGTGTAAATCCACGTAACGCATCCTTAGATGTTGCAACGGCTTTAACCTCACACCCGTTTGTTAATTTATAGTGTCTTTGGGAATTTTTTGATTTATCAAAATCTACACCGGTCCAAGATGGCCATTGACCAACAAAGGATTTAATTTTGTTTGCCATCTCCAATGAAGTATCCAACTTATTGGCGATAATCAATATTTTCTCGGGAGTTTCTTTTCTTGCAAATACTAGTTTTTTAGACATCCAAGCCGCGGTAACGGTTGATACCCCGGCCTGTCTGTATTTTAATGCAATGTTTTCGTTGTAGTTTTCGTAATCATCTAATAGAGTAATTTGGTCAGGGAAAAGTTCCAATGGAACATATTTTTTCACCGTGTTATCATAAGTTTCTAAATACGTTCTTAATGCGTATTCAGTATCTCTATTACATTTTACGTACTCTATTAGTACTTGTTCTCTTGTTAAATTCGACATACATAATGTTGTCGGTAATTTTTAGAATCCTAACGAAGATAAATCAATATCGTCTAAGTCATCTAAGTCATCAAATCCGTAATCTCCATAATTTTCACTATCATCCTCATCATCTTCGTCATCGGACATTTTTGTTTCGTATTCGTGTTTTTTAAGGATTTCAACGATTTCGTTAACCATTCTATTTATTACCTCTTTTGCTTCTGGTTTATCGGCTATAATAGCTTTTGCTAATACCATAAAATCTTTTGCCTCTAATTGAGACAATTTCATAAATAAATATTGTTGAAGGTGTCTTTGGTCGTCTTCATATAATTTGTCAGGCCAAGCCTCTCTAAATTTTTCCCAAAATATTGGTCCTAATCTTGAATCCCATATTTCTGCCGGTAACGTATCTTCAGCACCAACAACCATACTTCTTTGAACTGGGTCGTTTGGTAAGCCTTGGTCACCATATAATGAATAAATACCTTTAACTATTTCGTGAACTAATAACGGAAATGTAAATGCCTTTGCTTTAATTGTTGGTGGGTCAGTTTCAGGGTCAGATTCTGATTGTCCCATTTGACCACCACCTGAACCAGCCATACCTTCCATATCAGGGTATAACCAATATAAGTGTTCCATTAGTGATTGTGTTACACCATATAAATTTAATAAGTTTGGACTTAATCTATTTATTTCATCACTAACTAAAGTATACATATGACCACCTTTAAATGCCGCTCCTTGAACTAATGAATTAATCAATCTTCTTTTTGCTTTTTCTAAATTGAATTTTTCCATAGAATCCATAAAGTCTTCCATTTCTTCTTGGTGTTCTTCACTTTCTTTGAAAGCTTCTTCCACATCTTCTTCATCCGGTTGTTCTGGTTGGGTTTGCATTCCTTCAGACGCCCCCATTGGTCCATTAACCAATTCTACATCAAATTGTAATTGTCCTTCAGGAATACCTAATTCTTTTTTAACTAAATCAACCGCTAAGTTTTCAAGATATTCTTTATTCTGAACTTCAACTCTTTTAATTTGTTGTAAACTATTCATTACAGAACTCATTAATCCCATCATAGGATTATTCCCCTGAATTGGTGTAGTATCACCTAAAAATCTTCTTACTTTATCAACAGAGTCTTTAAATCTTTGAGAAGACATCATTTCAACAAAATCTCTATCCCCTTCTTGAGGTAATGCAGGATGTTCTGCGTATGGAGTTCTTTTTTGATTGATTTGATTTTCAATTCCCGGTTCCATTCTTTCAGGTCCTTCATAACTAACAGGTGCCTCATTTAAACGACGATTAATTTCGTTTAACATAGTTTGTTGGTTATTAGTTAAACCTTCGTTAACTAATTTTTTATCTAAGTCACTTTTGACTTTCAATATTTTATCCATTTTTAAATTTGCACTCATAATTATTTTTGATTAAGACCTAACGAATTAAATTTTAAAAAACTTGGTAATTCTCTTTTAATTGCCTTTGGAGCCCCTTGTTTACTTGGGTCCGGAGCAAAAGGATGTTTTGGAGTTGTATTTGGTCTAACCTTTGGTTTTGCCGGAGCAACTTCAGTATTTTCACCCATTTCTTTTTTCATAGCCTTTGGTGCACCTTTTTTTTCCGGGTCCGGTTGGAACGGGTGTTTTGGTTTTGTTCCTGGACTAACCTTTGGTTTTGCCGGAGCTGTTTTTGTGTCACCTTCTAAAAGATTTTGAAAATCTTTTTTAGACATTTTTGGTGTGATGTGTTTTTCTACAAGTCTCATAATTTCTTTCTCAATTTTACTTTCTCCCATAGTAAGACCTGGTTTCATTTGAGTCAGTTTAGCTTTACCAAGTTTAGTTAAAGCTCCCCCAACCATATCCATATAACTTTCTTTTGTCTCTTTTTTCTTTTCAGGAAGTTTGGCAAAGTTAGTCTTTTCTGCGAACTCATCAGCCATTTTACACCATTTTTTTTGTTCTTTTGTTTTTCCGTCACCACATTTAGCAAAGAAATATTTTTGTTGTTTTTTTGACTCAAATTTTTCGTCAATTTCTTTTTCCTCCATCATACCTGAACCGTCTTGATAATTTTCAAACCCATCATCAGTGCTTGGACCTTTTTGAATTGGGTCTTGAGTAGTTCCCCCTTTAGATTCATCATCTTTATCAAGTTCAATATCAGTTTGTTCATTAGGCATAGCCATAAAAGTCCCATCAGGATTTTTCTTTACATTATATCCTTTAGGTGTTGCAGGTAAATTACCACCTTTTTCTCCGACTTTATACGCTGTTTTAGCCGGTTCTGTTACGGGAGTGATTTGTTCTTGTAATTTACTAAATAATAAATCAACCTGACTATCAGTCATTTTATTTAGAGTTGAGGCTTTGATACCTTCTTTCACTAGTTTCAATTTTTTTTGATTAGTGTTCATATTCAATTGTTTTTTCAAATTCCAATACGATATCTCTTTCGTATAATTTATCTTTGACTGATTGTTCTGTTTCACCAAACTTGAAAACCAATCTTTTTTGACGAGTGAAATCAACATCTTCACTTTCGTTTTCCCAACATAATGCGATTATATCATCCATTGAATCTATCATCGAAAAATAGTCAGAGTTTTGAATTACTGACATTGTGATTTGGTCATTCTTCAAAACTCCTACTTTTTTAATATGTTCTATGTCCGGTGGAAGTGGATAACCATTTGATGGTTTTGACTCCCAAGCTTCACCCCAAACATCTTCAGAACTATCCGAGAAAATAAATTCATATATGTTATCACCCTTATAGTTAGGACCTAATTCATTAACATATATTAAATAACTCATTAGATTATCTGACCTTTTGTATTAACTCTTAATTGTTCGTCATTCATTTCAAATACCAAGTTTTGTTTGTTTGTTTTCCCAACCAATTTAGCGTTTGGATATTTTTCCATTAATTTTCTTGCACCAACTTCTTGAGAAATACTTTCAGATAATTGTTTGATTTTATTAATTTTAGCTTTTTTACTTTCAGTAACTAATTTAGCTTGTCTTTTTTTAGATTCTAATAATTTTTTTTCTTTATTATCTATTTTAAAGTAACCTTCGATAATTTTATCAACCTTAGATTCTGAAAAAATTCCTTCAATCATATCTTCAATATGACCTGCGTGATGAGGTTCAATATGTGGATGGTGTAAACTTCTATGTTTTGGGTGTCTTGGTTTAGAATCACCATTATCCCATTTTGTTTTATATGATGGCATATCATCAGGAATACCTAAACCGTCGTATTCATCTTCATCAAAATCGTCAAAATCACCAAATCCTTGAGGCATTTCACCTTCAGGTTCCATACCTAATTCATCGTCACTAATACCTTCTTCTCCGGTTGGTTCTTCACCACCTTCTTCATCAGGGTTAAAATCACCCATACCTTCTTCTTCAGCCCCTTCAATTTTGTCAACAATCTCTTCTTTATCATCTTCGTCCATAGATTCTAAATCTAACGCCGATAAAATTGAGTTGATAACGTATTTTGAATCTTTAGAAGTCATTTCATCTTTACCTTCTTCAGTTTCTTGGAACGCTCTTAATTTTTGAGCTAACTTACCTGTTAATTTTTGAATAGATTTTAAAGTAACTTCTTCATTATCATCATCTTCAACATCTACATCTACATCAACATCTTCAGGAGCCGGAGCCGGTTCTTGTTCAGGTGCTGGTGCAGGTGCCGGAGATGGTGCAGGTGCCGGAGCAGGTGCAGGTGCCGGAGCTGGCGCCGCTTGTTCTGATGTTTCACCACCATTCATTTTTAAAATATACTTAGTAGCCTCTTGAGGACTTTCGTAAAATAAATTAACATTCTTTTCGTTACCTTCATTAACATTAACTTCTTTAGCAACTAAATTAAGTCTTTTTAATGCTTGAGAATATGATGAATAGTATTTTCTATTTTTCATAGGCTCCATATAATCAAACTCATTAGTTGATTCAGTTAAACTACACTTAAGTACATATCCACTTTTTTCTTTATCAATTTTATAAGTTTTACCATTAGCTAAAACTTTAGTATATTCAGTAGATTTATCCTCATTAATTGGCGTAGGTATATTTTCTTTGTATCTAGCGATTTCCATAATACGTTGGATTTTATCCATTCCTTGTAGTTTTTCGCTACCAACCGGTCTTAAATTGTTTCCCATTTTATATGTTTTTGTTTGGAATTATTTTATATATAAATATGTTCAGAATTAAAAATGTTATAATTCTGAATGGTTTATTGTTAATTATATTGATTTTTCCTTTAAAGAAAGTTTTTTATCTTGATACTCATTTTGAAAATCAAATAGTTTTTGAATATAACCATTTCTTCTCAAAACTTTAAATACCAAATTTTCATCAGACATTTCCCCACCATCTTCAAGACCAGCAGTTCTATATTTTTTTAATTTATCTTTAACTTTATTAATACTATCCATACCGGATTCTATTGATTTGTCATCTGAATCCTCAATTACCTCATCAATAATTTTCATCCAATGTTTAGATTTATTTTGAATAAGTTCCGTATCAATTTCAACGTCTTCTTTTTTAGGTTTGGTTTTCCACTCATCAAATAAAACAGAATACTCACCACTACTAAAATGTGCCTCAACATCATTTTGAACATAAAGTTCCACATCATAACCATAGATTTTGATATTGTGTTTGTCGTTAAATAAAGCTTTTTTTAATTTGAAAAGTTCTTCATATAATGGAAGTTCTTTTTCTGAGAATTGGTCAAAGTCCGCAATTAAGTGTAAATCAACATCGGAATATTGTGACCAATTGTAATTGGCTAACGAACCTGTCATAACAACATCTGATATTACAACATCAACACCTAAAAATTCAATGAACTCGTATGCGATTTGTAATAGACGTTCTCTAACCTTAGAAGACATTTTATCAGACGATTCCCAAATCTTTGGATTTAGTTCGTCCTGTAAATGAAAACTAGATAATATACTTTTTAGATTACTCATTAACTATAAATACTTAAATATCTATAATTGTTAGATTTTTTTGTGTTTGTAAGTTTTAACTATTTTTGACGAAAAGAATTTCCCTTGAGATTCCGCCATTCTGAATTGAGTATATACTTGGTGTGGAACTTCATCATATTCATATAATGAACCATTATTGAATTCTACGACTAACTTTTTAGTTTCGGTGTCGTATTCTGTTTTCTTAACATTTGACGATTGGATTTCATTAATAATCTTCGTCCCTTGAATTGTTTCTTTTAATATTGCCATCTTTTAAAGGTATTTCTAAATCTATTTGTTTTAATTTACTCATAATATAATTAGTAAGCTCTTCATTGTCAATATTCCCAAAATAAGATATTAATTCACTTTTTAAATCATTAATTAAATTTCCCAGTTTATGGTATCCATTCATAATATCCTGTGGATAATATGGTGGTTTCTTCAAATCTTCTTCACCCCAACCCTCTCTATTAAATGCGTGACGAAGTTTTCTATAAAGATTAGCCAATTCAGATTCCGGATGAATCGTGTCCATATATTTTTTCCAAGCAGCTTTCTTTTCCATATTTATAAATATAATTTAAATTTGTTTTGTCCATCCAAATATTTGTATTACTTTTGTCGAACCATTTGAAATAATGGAATTAACCCTTATACTTAAATAAAACAATTAATTATGATAGAATCTATGGATGGTGGAAGTAATAGTGGAAATAAAGCAGTTAAGACTGACTCATCAACACCCGTATTAGACAATTTTAGTAGAGATTTAATTAAACTTGCCGAAGAGGGTAAACTTGACCCTGTAATTGGTAGAGAAAGAGAAATCACACGAATCGCCCAAATCCTTTCACGTAGAAAAAAAAATAACCCAATTATCATTGGAGAACCTGGTTGTGGTAAAACCGCAATCGTTGAAGGTCTTGCCATTATGATTTATAATGGGGAATGTCCAAGAAACTTAATGGACAAACGTATCGTATCATTAGATATGACATCAATTGTTGCCGGAACCAAATATCGTGGACAATTCGAAGAAAGAATGAAAGTTATTATTGAAGAACTTCAGAACGCACCGAACATCATTGTATTCATTGATGAAATCCACACAATCGTAGGTGCAGGAAATTCGTCAGGTTCAATGGACGCATCAAACATCTTTAAACCGGCACTTGCCCGTGGCGAGATTCAATGTGTTGGAGCAACAACCTTAGATGAATACCGAAAAAACTTTGAGAAAGATGGAGCGTTAGAGAGACGTTTCCAAAAAGTTGTGGTGGATTCGGCGACCAAAGAAGAAACTTTGGAAATCCTTAAAAACGTAAAAGATAAATACGAGAACTTCCATAAGGTAACTTATACGGATGAAGTATTGTCAGTATGTGTTGATTTAGCGGACCGTTACATCACCGATAGAGAATTTCCGGATAAAGGGTTTGACATCATTGATGAGGTTGGAGCAAGAAGTCAAGTTGAAATTAAAATGCCAGAATCAATTGAGAAGTTAAAACAACAAGCCGCAGACATCAAACAAGAAAAAGTGGATGTTGTAAAACAACAACGATATGAGGAGGCAGCAAATCTTCGTGATAAAGAAAAACGCATCTTAACCAAACTTGAAGTTGAAAAGAAAAAGTTTGAGGAAGAACTTCTTTCACACAAAAAAGAAATCAGTTTGGATTTAGTTTATGAGGTGGTTTCCAATATGACCAAAATTCCGGTAACCAAATTAAACGCAGACGAAACCAAATTATTATCTGATATGGAGACAAACCTATCCGATAAAGTTATTGGACAATCTGAAGCCGTTTCAAAAATTGCAAAATCAATTCGTAGAAACAGAATCGGAATCAAGGACCCAAACAAACCAATCGGTTCATTCATCTTCTTAGGGTCAACAGGTGTTGGTAAAACATACTTGGCAAAACAACTAGCGAAACAAATGTTCGGTAGCGAAGATAATATGATTCGTGTGGATATGTCCGAGTATCAAGAAAAACACACCATTTCAAGATTAATTGGAGCACCTCCGGGATACGTTGGATACGATGAAGGTGGACAATTAACCGAACAAGTGAAAAACAAACCTTATTCTGTAATTCTATTTGATGAGATTGAGAAAGCCAATAAAGATATTTTTGGAACTCTTCTTCAAGTATTAGACGATGGTCACCTTACCGATGGTATGGGGAGAAAGATTAACTTCAAAAATTGTGTCATCATTATGACATCAAACGTGGGTGTTAAAAAATTACAGGATTTTGGTTCAGGTGTTGGTTTCAAAACTGGTAATAGTTCTTACGCTGAAGAAGAGTACAAACGTGAGGTTCTTAAAAAAGAACTTAAAAAATTCTTTACACCTGAATTCTTAAACAGAATTGATGAGGTCGTTATCTTCAACTCTTTGGTTAAAGAAGATGTTAAGAAAATTGTGACTTTGGAGTTGGATAAATTATCTAAAAGATTGGTTGGATTAAAATATAACATCACATTTGATGAAACTATTTTAGAATTAATTTCTGAAGTTGGATTTGACGAAACCTATGGGGCTCGACCAATCAAAAGAGCAATCCAAGATAAGATTGAGGATTTTGTATCCGAAGAGATTATCAAAGGAAATATGGTGGAGGGTGTTCCATACACCCTTATAACCGTAGATAAAGAAGTGGTGGTTAAATCAGAACCTGTTAAAAAAACAAGAAAGAAAAAAGAGGATAATTAGTCCTCTTTTTTTTGTTCTAAAAATATAAGAAAAAAAAAGAGACCGAAGTCTCTTAATATTTTATTTTTTTTCTACAATCATTACAAATCCACAATAATTCATTTTTTACTTGGGAACCTTTTCCTTTAGCATCATTCATTAAACATTTAATATTTGTTTCACAATGAGGTATTCCTAAAGTATGTCCAATTTCGTGAACCACAACTTTAACCATTTCATCAGAATGATTTTTACCTAATCTTTTAACTGATACAACACAAGGTTTACCACTCATAAGACCTAAACCAAAAATACCCCAATTATGATATAATTTACCGTTTAGTTCTCTATCGGTAGAAATATCAACATCTGTTAAACCTAATACTTTACCATCACAATTTGAATACTTTGACTCTAAATAATTAAGTATTTGGTCTGCGTTATATTTTTTTAGACCATTAACTTTTGTTGATTTAGGAACCTTAATACGGTTTAATACTACAACATTAAAAGAATAAAATTTGTTTAATTCTTTTGAGCTCAATTCAACATCATCATTTGAGATGTTTCCCATAGGGACCAAATATATTGTTGGTTTACGTGTGGTAAATCCAAACAATAAAAATACGGATATTAATAATATTTTTTTCATATCACAAAGATACGAAAAAAAAATTAAGCAACCTCTTCTATTTTAGGTAACATTTGACCTAAAGATTCAAGATTAGGACATTGTTGTGAATCTTCACCCATTGCTTTGAAGAATTTATCATTTTGAACTAAATAATTATTTTGAGTTTCACCAATAATAAAAACTAACGCACCGACTGCATATGGTCTTGCAATTTTTAAAAAGTCTTCAGGAAGATTAATACAACCATATGATTTGTTAAATTTAGAAGTACCTAAATATTGTTCAACAGTTTTTATAAATGAATCCGGAATACTTTCAGATTTTGGTGATGCACTACTACCCATAGCTTTTTTAAGTTCTCGCATTGCTTTTACTCTTGGAGCTTCATTATAAAATCCGTGAATAGCGTTTGCTAAACTTTCGCCGTCTAAAGTTGTTACATTAAAGATATTATTATCACCACCAACATAATCCTCATCAGTTTTTAACGCATTAATAGAATAAATTCCTTTAGGAAAAAATCTTGATTTATTTTTATTTATATAATCGTAAATTAATTCCTTATCATATTTTTTACCACCACCAGTTTTATCTTTATATTCTTGTGATTTCACATCATATTTAAAACCCGCAGCATTGGCATATTCGTCCCAAGACCATAATGCTTTAGCTATTGATTTAGCGTCTTGAGATTGAGCATTTAACCCATCTATCGTATATGATTTAGCAACAAAATCGCCTTTTTTGTTAAACAAATAAATGTTATTATCTCTTGTATCAATAACGAAAAAATTTCTATTACTAAATTTAGGTCGTATACCAACATATGAAATTTCACAAGCACTTCTTACAGGAACACCATTAGAAATTAATTCTCCACCAACTTTTTGATATTGACTCATTTTTGTCAAATCAACCCCTTTAGTACTAGGTATTGAAGGACAAAAATTTTGAGATGTTTTATCATCTTTTTTAATTGGTGTTTCAGGTTTTTTAATTTGCATAGTCTTATCACCAATAACTTGTTTAATACTAGTTATTGATTTATGATTTTTAGCCTCTTTCCAATTAGGGTACTTGTCACCATATTTTGTATTTTCTTTACCTTTAAAATAATATTTACCATTTTCAAATTTATAATCATACGCATTATCGTGGTCAGTAACTATAATTGGAGACACACCTTGTTCACTTAAATAGTGACGTTTAGTTGCACTTTCGTGAAGATTTAATATTCTATTTTTTTCTTCTTCGTTAATTATAAATAAATTTTTCATATTATTTCGGAGTTGTTGGGGTATAACCCTTAAATTCAGGGAATGATTTAGCTTTGAACTGTGAACCCGCAGCTGTCGGTGCTCCCGCAGTTGGTGGATTAGTTCCAGCACCCGGTTGCCCTATTAAATCATTGATATCGATTTCAGAATATCCTGAACCTCCACCAGCAGCTACACCACTATTTTCTGTACCGGTTTTTTGACCTCCGGTATTAGCACCTGTAGTTTGAGCACCTGTTGATGCACCTTGAACACCAGTTTCAGCGGTTTTCTTAATTGCTGCCGATGACGCGTCGGTAGTATTGTTGGTTGGTTGAGTTGTAGTAGTTGTTGTGGTTGCGTTTGTATCTGTTTTTGGTAAATTTTGTAATGACGATAAAATACTTGCAGATGTTTTAGGTCCATATTTACCATCCGGAGTTAATCCGGCTTGAGATTTTGTATTTAATAAAGTTTGTAATTCAACAATTGAAGGGTATTTAACCCCTATTTTAATAGGTGTCACTGGTGGTGGTGGTGTTGTTGCTGCCGGTGGAGTAGTTCCTGCAGCTGTTGGTGGAGTAGTTCCTGCTGCTGTTGGTGGAGTAGTTCCTGTGTTAGCACCTGTAACACCACCAATTTCTACACCAGGTTTAGACCCACCAATCGTATTTAGAGATTGTTTAATAGCATCAACCACTTTTGGGTCTAAATTTCCATAATTCCCTGAGTCAATGTTTCCAGCAATAGTTTTAACATCCTGTTCAGAAATAACAATACCTCTTTTATACCCCAAAAGGTATTTCATATTTTCAATTTCTTTTAATATATTTTTTTTCATTATCTTGGTCTATTTGCGTTTGCTTGTAATTGTTTTATTGCATCATTAAGTTGGTCTGAAGTCATACCAACTTGTTGTTGTGCTTGAGCGATACCTCCAGCGGGTGTTCCTGTTGTTGGAGTTGTTGTCCCAGCAGCAGCTGCTGGTGGTGTTGTAACCTCTGATTTAGGAGTATCTTGTGGTTTACCATTTAATTTTTCATTAATTTTTTGTAACAAACCGGAATCCATAATACCTGTTTCAGGTAAACCTAAGAATTTTTGAATAGCCTTAGTATTTTCAGTTGTTTTAGCAACAATTTGTTGTTTATATTGTTGTAATTTTTTTGCCTTGTCATCAGTTGTTACCGCAGTTTTAAATTCAGGGTCATTACAAGAATATTTTTCAGATTTATTATTGGCAACAGGTTGTTTACGTTTATAACCATTATTATAATACACATAACCTTTTATTATATATGCTGTCGACCCGTCTGATAATTTAGTTGGTTTAACCCCTTGACTAGGGACACACGAATATATTCCTTCCCAATTTTTTTCTCTAGCAAGACCATCTTTCTTACCAGCACCTGCTTGAGCATTAAATCCAAGTGGATTATTTGGTATTGCTCCAAATGGTGAAGTTTGTTCATTCAAATATTGACGTTTTGTTGCACTCTCGTGAATATTTAAAATTCTATTTTTTTCTTCTTCGTCTAAGAAATATAATTTTTTCATAAAATATTTTATTTATAAATATCATATAAAAAAAAAAGAGACCGAAGTCTCTTAGAATAAATTTTTAAATTTTGGTTCTGATTTATATTGGTATTTCTGATATCCCAATCCTTCAATCATTTTTTTACCAGTTTCAATTCCATTATAAACATCCTCAACTACAACATATTCATTTCTTGTGTGATAGTCGTAATAACCTATTGCAAAATTGATACAGGCAAAATCAAAAGTATTCTTTAATGCGTAAACATCGGTATAAGGGTTTGAGAAGTATTCTTGTTCCCCATTGAAACTCTCGTTTAACACATTATTACAAGTCTCAAAGAACTCACTATCTCTTTCAAATAATCTTGTTCCCATACAAACTTCAGTAACCATTCTATTACCCGGAGCGTCAAACTGAATCCCATAACCAACATTCATAAAGAAGTTTGGGTCGGCTTTTTTAGACCCGTGACATCCGGTTTCTTCTGATACGAAAAATGCTGCTTTCAGATTTGGTAATTCTTTTAATAATTCCAAACACGCATAAACACCACATTTATCATCACCACCAATTCCGGTTGGTTCATCAAAATCGTTATAAGCCTTTAAAGCCGGTTTAATTTCATACTGACTATTCTGTAACATTTCCTCACGAATATTGATTGAGTCAATACTATGAACTGTATCAGTGTGAGCTATTACGCAAGGGAAGTAATCGACAAATTCATCCGTTTGTTTAACAGCGTAAATATTGTAATGTTCATCCACATTGAAGGGAATCCCATTTTCTTCTAACCAATTGGTTATAAATTCAACCATAAGGTCTTCTTGATAAGTTTTTGTCGGAATTGACAAAACCTCTTTTAATAATTCGTAATTTCTTTCCATAGAGCAAATATAGGAAAAATAATTTGAATATTAACTATTATTTTAATTTATTCTAATAAACCCTTCAAATAACTCAGGTGAAACTAAAAAATTATTAAATTCTTCTTCAGTATAACTTCTATCTTCTATTCCCACACTACCGTCTTTTTTAAACACCTGAACAAGTATTCTATTATTTTTTGGGTTAATTCCTCTATAGAAAAATTCTCTTCCGGATTTAGTTGTATATCTGTTATTAATTTTAAATTTAGAATCAAGTCGTTTATATAATTCACCATACTCGTAGATATCGACATATTGAGATTCGTCCTCAAGTTTATCAATAATTTTATCCAAGTATCTTGAACATTCGGAATCAAAATATTCTTGGTCAAAATCCACAGCATCTATTTCATAAATATAATCACCCCATCCAGTAATCTCCATATCTGAACCAATTCTAAACAATAATTCACTTATAGTTAATGTTTTATCTCCCATTGTATCGTATAGAGATAATAACATCCCAACACTTGTAAAATATTCTCTAAAACAATGTTTTGTAAAAATTCCGTAATTGTAGAATGGGTTACAAAAATCGTCTTTTATCATTTGGTTAAACCCTCTGGTTTTAGATTCATTTGTTTGTGAAGTATACTCGTAAATCATTGACTCTACCTCATTCCCAAACATATTAAGTAATTTTTGACCTGCTTCCGATTTTTGGTCATCAGTATCTAATGGAACTGACTGTGGAGAAATGATTGAAAGAATTTGTTTTACCTTTGTAAGGTTTTCTTCATTAAATTGATTAAAAAAATATCCATCCTTAAAATCTTGGGTTGCCTGATAATCATCTTCCCACTCATAGGTATCGTAGTTCCCGGTAATAGCGTTGTAATACCACATATCATCATCACTAGGATTGAATAACTTAATATAGTCATCCTCGTCAAAACTTAAATCTATTTTACTTTTGAACGGAGCTTTTGGTGTGTATTTAAAATCGTAAATAGCATCGTCAGCATTCTCTAACTCACGACTACTAACTTGTTCACCCTTGGCAATTTTAGTTAATAACTTATACGTTTCACCAACACCAATAATATCATCAACAACTGATTTAACCTCATCGGGAAAATTATACAGAATATCATTTTTTGGACGAGCAGTACCATAGGTATTATAATATTCAATCTTACCATCCTCTTTATGAATCGTATAAGTAACCAAACCATTATTTAATTGGAGATTTTTATCTATAATAAAGTAAGTATCCCCCTCTCTAAATTGATTCCAACTACCTTTAAATTTTTCCGGAGCGTAATACACAAAGGCATCATAGTCCAATGGGTCTACAACCAACCAATCGTCATTGTCTAATAATATGTTTTTCATTCCGTGAAAGCTCTTTGTATCAGGCATTGATATTTATTTTAATAATAAATATAATTTTATTTGGATTTATCCAAAAATGTATTATCTTTGTGGTATCAAAATATGGGAGCGACACGGAATTGATTATTAGTAATAGTTATTCGGGGCACGTAGTGAGATGTTCTCTATCACTTAAATCTATGGGTACAACAATTTAGACGGAAACGTTTTAAACAAAATGGCTCTAGTAGGTCTTGTACGTCAAGACGAGCTTGTGAACGTAGCGTAAGCAAACTCACATTGGGGTCGGTGGACATATAACCCAGCAACAGGAGTCCCTACAAAGGTGTGGTACCTATCCGAAAAGGTACAAGTGGAGGATTAGTTCTCAGTAAACCAAACCACTCTAAAAATAAGGGAATTGTGAAATTTTGGATTGTTAGCTTAAACAATATCCTAAACGTGTAGTCCTTAATAGGTAGTACAAATAAGACCGGAGTTCGAGTCTCCGCGCTTCCACTTCCACCGGAGAGTCCCGACACCTCCATCAAAAGAAAAACCCATCATATGATGGGTTTTTTTGTTATCAGTTCAAATGTTTATTTTTTAATCTTGTAGTAAATCCTTTGATACCGGAGTTACATTTAATTTATTTATTAATTTATCAAATCTTGAATCCATAATTCTATATACTTCATCAAAACCTTTATGTGTTTCGTCAGCTCTAGCATTAATATACCTATTTGTTTCCGTATATAATTCGTCTGTTCGTTTAATCTCACCATCTATACGACGATGTAGTTCCTCACTTACTCTGTTTATATCATTAAAGATAAGTCCTTGTACTTGTTCCAATTGGGAACATTTTGATTTTAATCTTTTAATTTGAATGTACATCATAACCACAACTCCAACTCCCAGTATCCCGAGAACCAAACCTATACCCATAATGAACGATGTTAAATCTACCATAATTTCTTTTTTTTATTTGTTTATTATTGAACTGATAATTAAGTATAATAAAAAAAGGGACTATTTCAAGTCCCTTTATTATATAGTATTTTTATATTTTAATTTTCGTCATCATCAAACATTCCCATTTCATCACCCCAAGATTGTAAAAAATCTTGTTCTTCTTCGTGGCTAGGTTCCTCATCATCTTTAGTATATTCCCAAGCTTGAACTTCATTCTTAAATTTATTAAATGAAAAATTAATTTCGTCTAAATCAAAACCTAATTTATAATCATTAAAAACATTTTTCATATCATCTTTAATGTTATGTTTCATATATCCAACCATAACTTTGAAATACTTACGTAAATGATTTTCATTAAATGGTTCTCCAATAACTTCATCTAAAACGTGTTGGAAATGAGCGTCTATATAAAACTCCCAAGCTTTAGATAATGTTAAAACTTTTTTGTTTGAACCTAAACTATCATCTTCTTTAATCACATTTTTTTTACCTGAGTGCATCTCAAGGATTCTATTTTTCTCTTCTTGAGAAATGTTATTTAACAAATTTTTCATATTATTAGTTTTTTATTATAAATATATTAAAATTAAAAAAAAATCATTTCAAGTCTCTTTTCATATCTCTATCAATGTCCCGAGATTTTATACTATCTCGTTTATCGTGGAGTTTTTTCCCTTTGGCAAGAGCAATCTCCATCTTAACTAATCCGGTGTCATTTATGAAGACACGATAAGGAATGATGGTTGTCCCGTTGATTAACTCACTCTCCAACTTATTCAGTTCTTTTCTCTTGGCTAATAGTTTTCTATCCTTAACGGTCTCGTGGAATGACCCAAACCCATAATCTGAGATGTTCATTCCTTTAACAAATAACTCATTATTATTGAAATAACAATAACTTTCCGAGATGGAGACCTTTCCCTGACGGATGGATTTCACTTCTGAACCAACTAGTTTGATTCCCACAATTAAAGTTTCCAAGAAGGAATATTCAAACTTGGCTTTCTTATTGACTATGTTAATTGATTTTTTCATATGACAAAGATAATATAAAAATTGATATAAACAAAAAACCCCAACCAATTAAATGGTGGGGTTTTTATAATTTTATTTTTTTTAATAAAATATACTATCTAGGTCCTAAATCATATTCATTATCATCTTCATCTTCATCATCATTACTATCTTCAACAGGAGTCACACTTAGTATGTTAAATCTTTTAGAAAATTTAGGAATTTTTGTTACATTAATTATAGATGAACTACTTCCAAATTCTGTTGAGTATCTTACTATCACTTTCTCATCATTACTATCTTCAACAGGATTTACACTTCGTATATTAAATCTTTTAGAAAATTTAGGAATTTCTTTTACATCAATTATAGATGAACTACTTCCAAATTCTGTTGAGTATCTTACTATTACTTCCACACTTTCATTTATTGTTTCTTTAGTAATAATACTCTTTTTATTTGAGTGCATCTCAAGTATTCTATTTTTTTCACCTTGTGATATATCATTAAATAAATTTTTCATAATATTCTTTTAATATAAATATATGATATAAACAAAAAAGGTGATACAAATTAATGTACCACCTTTTGGCTTAATACGATGAGAATACTCGTCTTATTGAGAATCTTCGGAAGCATTATTTTTTCGCTTCTTTTCCACCATCTTTTGAATGGTAATCCTCATTGCCGATTGGTTAGACCAATCACTCCTTGAGATATCATCTACTCTCTCATTATTCAACTCTCTTCAATCTTGCGAACTGACTCCGGATTCGACTCCGTAGAGGTTTTTGGCGAGAATACATTCAGACTTGCGGTCATCCTGTGCAACGAACGGCTCGTTACTATGTAGGCAACTTGTCGACGATACCTGACAGACACTTTTGCTCTTTTCTGTTTAGTTTTTCACCATATTGAAAATAGTTAACGTGTTGTGGATGTGTCCAAGTAGAGGTCTGTCTTAGGCTTCATCATCTTTTGGACGAAGAAATACCAACCTACTCGGTAGAGTGTCCCCACTCTCATATTTTAAGAATTCTTCAAATCAAAATCTTGGTAGATGTTTGATAAGGATAATGACAGCACCACCTGTTACTTATCTTGTCTTTCGACTTTAAGATTTCTCTCATATTGGAACCCGCAATAATTAAGTTGGATAACCTAACTTCTTACTTGATTCCTATCACTTATTCCTGTTGGAGTTCCCCCCTCAACCGAAAGACCCACATCTCCCGGTCACCCAACCACTTTCTCTAAAGCGTCGCCCTCAATACTGAAGGTCAGATGGTATGTGACTTGTATACTCGAGTCCCATTTCTGAGACCGCAAACCTGTTAACACAACAGATTCACTTTAGCCCGGTTTCCCGGTTTATTTAAGGATGATATACCACCCATTATCGTTTTTATAATACCTAAGTACTATATGGATAATCTAAAATGTTTAAGAACGTTTTGAGGTTTCCCTCATTTGTTTTACAAAGGTAAGTGATTTTTTTGAGAAGTCAAACACTTTTGTATTTTTTTTTATTATTTAATATTTTGTAGTTCCCAATCAAAATTTTTTCCCCTCATAACATCATCTGTCATTAACTTACTTTTATGTAAATCCCAAATAACCTCAATCTTTAAAAATGGGTTAAAACCACTAATTAATAAAAGATATTGTTCATTATTGTTTGTTTTATTAGTTATAATATAATAACCACTTTCAAGTTTTGTGTCCATTTTTTTTATTTTTTTTATTTTTTTTATTTTTTTTTAATCTGTGATAAGACCTTAAGATTTACAAATTCGTAGGTCACCCATTCTTTACTACCTAAAACTCGCACTCCCGGCAGGGATAGTCTGCTGTAATAGGTCTATCTGCTATCTTATCACAGAATAAATTATGTGTGTGTACGCTCTACCATTATAGCTAAACCTTGGTCATCACGATTACGGTTGTTGGAATCGAACCAACGACTTTACACTACACATTTTGTGGTATCGGCAGGGTTCGAACCTACGGCACAGAGTCTTTCGTTACTCCTGCTCTACCAAAGGAAGACGAATCCCCCACTGAGCTACAATACCATTATAAGTTAGTGGACGTATGCTCTACCATCTGAGCTACAGCTTTTAATCACCGGAGGGATTTGAATCCTCGACACAACGTCCACCTATATTTTCAATAATTTTAAGAACTTTATTTCTTCTACAAAGATAATACTTTTATTTTAATATATCAAATTATTTTAAAAATAATTTTATTAATTGAGTTAATCCTCCCATACAACATATTCCCGCACAAAAATAACTAAATCCGGGATTTCTACCATTCTCTTTTTGTGTTTTTGCGGAGAATAGGTTTAATCCCATCAATCCGAATTGTAATAATACTATTTCCATAATTTTTATAATTTAATGTTTGTAGTCAGGACAGGACTCGAACCTGTAACTTTATTCCACTACACGGTTTGCGTCTACCATTCCGCCACCTGACTATGTTTCGTTAATGTTAAAAACTGATTCAATCCTCCTAAAAAACACTAACTTGCTACTTACTGATATTGGCTCGCCCATCCATTTCTCATATTGATTTACCTGAAACTTCTTCGGGTTGTTGATTGACCACTCCCGCTTACTCAAGTAGTTTTTACATACTCATCATCCAACCCATTCGGTTTTGTTCTTGATACTGAGAATAAGTACATTTTCTCATTGACTTATAATCCGGTCTCAACTTAGTGTGAGTTGGGTATTTCTTCTCGTGTTCTTTCTGTTCTCTCATAACACGAGCATACGCCTCTCTTTTACTTGGTGCCCACACATCATTAAATCCACCACCAATCCAATTAAACAAATATAGGTATTCACCATTAACACTTCTATACAATTTCTCTTTAGCCATAATTTATCCGTTTTGTGAGTACAAAGATAAGCATTAAATTCAAACTACCAAACTTTTTTTAATTTTTTTTTATTTTTTTTACTACAACGATTCCGTAAATTTTTGTGGCATAGAACTTGATATAGTGGGTGTAATAAACTATAATTTTAACGAACTTAAAATTAACATTAAAAACAAATTATTATGAAAAAAGTATTTTTAGCCCTTGCAGTAGTAGCGACGTTATCTTTAACATCTTGCAAACACGAAGCAAAAACTTCTGAAACTGAAGTTGTTGCCGATTCAACATCTGTAGATTCTACATCAGTTGATACCACTCAAGTAGACACTACTGAAGTGAAGTAAAACAAACAACCCCTCTTCGGAGGGGTTTTTTTATTTTAATAATTGTTTGATTCTATCTATATCGTTAATTATTCGTTTTTGTTTACTTTCGTTTAAACCAAACATTGGTTTAGCTACTTTGGAAATCATATCTATCATAAAATTTTGACCGAATTTTTTAGCTCCTTCCTCACTATCCGCCTCATCTCCACTTGAACTACCATCATTTGATGAACTACCAACATTATTAGAAACGTGAATATGGTTTTCGTGTTTTCCATCACTAAATCCAAAATATAAAACAGCCTTATCATTTCCTGATTCACGATTAATCGTATAACTATAACCATTGGACAATTTATTTACAAATGCTATAATACTATCATAGATTCCATTTTTTTTGGCGTCCGCCACAGAACTCCATCCTTTACCATTAATTCTATTAATATCAATAGCCTCACCTGTTTTATGTCTACTTTGATTACCTGACGATGTTGTATCTCTATGTCCGGAATTTGCGGTCCCAATAGTCACTGTTATACCAACAGCATCAGCAGCATTATCAATATCTTCAAGTAATGATGAGTTTATTTCATCTGATGCTGCACTACCCTCCCATTTTATATTTGGATAATCCGATGTGTTAACAGCACTAACATCTTCCATTAAATTGATTAACTTTTTCATATTATTGTTCTAAATGGTTCATTAATACACCACCAATAGATGTTGAATAAACCAATAAATGATTTACCGATTCTTCATTTAATTTTGTTTTTTTCTTGGTATAATCAATACCTAACATACCAATAAATCGACCTTCAATACATTTTATCGCAAAAAGATAACCTGATTTACATCCAGTATCTTCAGCAATATATTTTAACCCAAAAGTTGCTATAGTTTCATCTTTAAAGTCAGATATTTCAATTTTATCGTGTTCTAATAATTGATTAATTGAACGGCTAAATAAATTAACAGGTATATTGTGAAAATTCCCCTGTATTGAAGATACTGATGGTGCCACAGATTCATATATAATACTGAATTTTGCCATCGATTTCCCGGTTGGGTAAAAATTACCTCCATTATGAAATTGTGCAACCCAAACTCTATCTCCTTTTAATTCTTCTTTAATATGGTCTAATTTTGTCATTACAAGTTCACTGACTTTTAACGTTTCCAACACCATATCCGGTTTTTCTTCTTTTTTCTCTAATTTATTCTTGATGAATAATAATAGAACGGGACCTAATACCCCCGTAATAAACGCTACTATTATAGATGCACTCATAAATTTTATCTTAAATTACCAAAGTTTTTTAAGAATTGTTCCTTAGTAATTTGTAATTTTTGACCACTTTTAGTTCTAACCACCATCATTTCAGGTTTTTTAGGTGTGGATTCAACAATTTTTTTCTTTGGAACTTCAAAAACTTTAGGTTTATGGTTTTCAACCACTTTAACTTTTGGTTCTTCAATAATAGGTTCTTCCTGTTGGAAAACCTCAACAGTTAATCTTGGTTTTTCTTCTTGTTCTTGTTCAGAAACAACCACATTAACTTTTTTGTTTGTTTTTACACCAAAGTCAGAACTCCAAGGCTCAAAATAGACATCGTCGGCAATGACCTCTAATCTCATATTACCTTTTGTTCCTTCAGGTAAAAAATGTTTAGTTTTTGGGATATTTACTTCACACACTCCTGTATTTTCAATAGCACCATTAAACATATAAGACATTTCATCTGTCTCAATTACTAATCTTACTTTAGATTTCGCTAAAGAAGTTCCTTCAATTTGTATATTACAATTGAATTTATTCGGTTTGTCTGTATATAAAAAGTAACTCATAGCTAATAAATATCTTAATCTTTTATAATTGTCACATCAACTTTAATATTTTTCTGTTCTTTCATCAATACTTCCACATCTTTTAACTTTACTGTGACTTTATTGTTCTTAGTTTTATTAACTCTTGTCTCAAATTCAATCTCATCAACATCTAATCTTACAAATAATCCAATTAAGGTTGCGACTTCGTCTTGCCTTAATTCTTTCATTTTTTTACGGATTCTTGGTCCAATACCTCCTGCACCAACAATTTTCTGAATTACGCAAGCCTCTTTCCACGTAAATGGTGTCTCCATCCACGCGAAAGGTGTATCATCCCAAGAATAACAAATGCTTCCCATACTATTTATAAATAACTAAAAATTTGTAAAATTGTAGTATGTCTGATATTTCTAATCAATTAATTAAGGATTCATATAATTATGTCCTACAATCTGACCTATCAACCGGTAATATTTACCGTATTGGTGGGGGTATTCCCGTTAATCCAATATTTTTATCCGGATTAACAATTATCTCAAGTTTTAAATTTTCAAATGGTTCTGAAAGAGCAGGATATGTTTTAACATCAGATGGTTCAGGTAATGCAACTTGGAGTCCTGTTTCAAATCAAAAAATAATATTAAAAAAAATTGATTTAGGCACTAGATTAATTAATGGATTGGGTAATGTTGTAGTTAATTTAGTTAATGTTTGGGATAGGTTAACTAATTCTATTATTGGTAAACAACTTTACTATTCCGGAGTTAAAGTTGATTATTATTTTACTTACAATAATCCAAATAATGGTATTAGAACTAAAGAATTATGGACAACTCAAACATTTAATGTAAATCTCAATACATCATTTGCGTTTAGTGGTATTTGCAATTATATTAGTCAAAATTATGAAACAACATTAGTGAATTTTTATTGTGAAATTTATTTAAATTTAAATCAAAATTATTTATCTCCAACACAAGTTAGATTAACCAATCCACTATTTAATTCATTAAATCCGTACAAATATAGTAGAGGTAAAAATTATACAGGTGAGGCTGAGTTTGTACGAAGTAATAATAACTTACCAAAATCATTGAATTCTATTGAAAATAATTTTATAAATGGCTGGCAATATTATTACGACGTTGGAGCTTCAAAAGATATTGTGAAAAAAGTATATGATATAATTTCAACACCTGAATTTTATGGTCCATTCTCGGCAGAGTCACAGTCAATATTAATTTTTGACACTCCATATTCAAATGAAAGTAGAGAGGTTATTAAAAATAGTGTCTATGTTGAAACTTTAACCGGATTTTATTCAAAATTTAAAATACCGGTAAATCAACACGGATTTTTCGAATCTTGTGTAAAATTATTTAATAATTTTTATGGTAATTTATTGTATGATATTGTTAGTGGCTCTACACCTACAATTAATAGTCACGCATCAATAGATGGGTATAATTCATCATCATTCTATCAAATGATTGACACTTATCGTATTTACCCCAAAGGAACACCAGGAATAATTTATTACACGGTTAATTTTAAATTAAATGATTTACTTTTTTCAATGGGAATAGATAAACATCTAAAATATATTGGAAAATTTAGACAAAAGTCATATGTTCAAGTATTGCCGTATTATCAAAACGTTTATATATTAAAAATAAGTGTTAATGGGGATAATAATCCACTATTATTTATTAATAATTTAATTAATAATTATCTTCAAATTAATGACTCGTCACTAAAAAGTAAAATCATCGATAACACCCCTAATCCTTATTGGACTAACGGGAATTATGGTTATATGGCTAATGAAAATTATTTTTATAATTATAACCCTTATGGTCCGTATTTGGTAATTCAATCAACGGATGAAAAGATGTATCAACTATCTCAAAACCCAATTTATACTGCGAGTAGTGTGGATACCATTTATATTGGGGGTGGTTTTACTAATTATAATCACAACGGAGCAAATTATATTATTAACTTAAATACGGATGGCTCAGTTAATTCCACATATAATTCAGGATTTGATAGTTATGTTCAGGTAATTGTAATACAATCAGACAATAAACTATTAGTTGGCGGTAATTTTTATAGTTATAACGGAACCGGAGCAAGTAGAATTATTAGATTAAACTCAGATGGTTCAGTTGATTCATCATTTGTTTATGGTTCGGGATTCAATGGTAAAACAACTGTTCAAACAATTGCAATACAATCAGATAATAAAATATTGGTTGGCGGTGGTTTTAATAATTATAACGGAACCGGAGCAAATTATATCATTAGATTAAATTCAGACGGTTCGGTTGATTCATCATTTGTTTATGGTGATGGATTTGATGACCTTGTTAATATAATTACAATACAATCAGATAATAAAATATTGGTTGGCGGTGGTTTTAATAATTATAACGGAACCGGAGCAAATAGAATTATTAGATTAAACTCAGACGGTTCGGTTGATTCATCATTTGTTTATGATGATGGATTTGATAGTGATGTTCAAACAATTGTAATACAATCAGATGGAAAAATATTGGTTGGAGGTTATTTTAGGAATTATAACGGAACCGGAGCAAATAGAATTATTAGATTAAACTCAGACGGTTCGGTTGATTCATCATTTGTTTATGGTTCGGGATTTGATAACCTTGTTAATATAATTACAACACAATCAGACAATAAAATATTGGTTGGTGGTTATTTTAATAGTTATAACGGAACCGGAGCAAATTATATCATTAGATTAAACTCAGATGGTTCAATTGATTCATCATTTGTTTATGGTTCGGGATTTGATAACCTTGTTAATATAATTACAACACAATCAGACAATAAAATATTGGTTGGTGGTTATTTTAATAGTTATAACGGAACCGGAGCAAATTATATCATTAGATTAAACTCAGACGGTTCGGTTGATTCATCATTTGTTTATGGTGATGGATTTAATACGTTTGTTCAAACAATTGCAACTAAAGTAATAACAAATTCAATTAATGTTGACGCAATTTATAAAGGAACATCATTTAAACCATTTATTTATCCATTAAATTTAAATCAATTAACTTTAGAAGTTCCGGTAACAGATGATAATAATCAGTTTTTTATGGATGGAACCAAAGAATTAAGATTTATAATAAAATATATTAAATTACAACAATATGATGTTTCAACGGCACAAATAAAAGTAACAACTATTAGAAATGAAACTTCTGATAATAAATTTTTTACATTAACCCTATCTACGAATGACTCATTTGAAAGCACTGTTTTAGGTGAAATAAGTCATACTAATCGAAAACAATTTAGACCTGGAAATGTTGAAATATATTTATCATTTTTTGATACCAATACTAATGAAACAAGTTTAATACCGAATTATAAAATAATCATTGCAAAATATGGTGATAATGAGGTATTTAAATTAATAAAGGGTCCAAACGTTATCAATATTTAAGACCCATAATGAGGTGATGTCCGTTAAGGATAATGAGTTACCGTAAAAAGGGGGTAGTTGTTATTAATATTCTATCCCCATATTTTTAAAAAAAAATTAATGAGATATAATATTAAACTAAATTGGGGTTACTCAACCGATGTTAAACCAATAACATCACAAATTGGTGATAGATTTTTAGAAATCGATACTCAATTAGAATATGTATTTTTAGATTACAATCAGTGGAGTTTAATAGGTTCAAATACAAACACATTCTCCGGTGGAACCGTTTCAGGTGCAACCAATTTTACAAACGGTTTAAGTGCTAACACAATATCGGCAACAACTTATTATAATTTACCACAAGATATTTATGTTACCGGAGGTACCTATTCATCAGGAACAGCGATATTTACTAACAATACCGGAGGAACATTTAATGTTACAGGTTTTAAAACAAATGATGTTTTTGTAACAGGAGGTACATATTCAGCAGGAACAGCAATATTTACTAACAATACCGGAGGAACATTTAATGTTACAGGTTTTAAAACAAATGATGTTTTTGTAACAGGAGGTACATATTCTAATAACAAATTTACCTACACTAATAATACAGGTGGAACTTTTAGCGTATTATTCAATACGGTTACGGGATTAACAATCAATGGTGATTTAACTGTTACCGGAAATACATCACTACAATCGTTAAGTGCAAGAACAATATCCGCAACAACTTATTATAATATTCCAATTAAATATTATGCAGAATATTCGGGTTCACCAACGACATCACCAATTGTTTTATCAACCAATAGTATTGCTATTGGAGATGGTGCTCAAGCAAATAGTTCTTCTATGTTTGTTGTGGGTTTAAATGTCGGTTATCAATCAACGGGTGTTACAGGCTCAAACTTTATTGGTCAAAATGCCGGTCAACAAGCATCAAATTCAAGTAATTCAAATTTCTTTGGTGTAAATTCCGGTTATCAAGCGTCAAATTCAAACGATTCAAACTTTATTGGTAGACAATCAGGTTATCAATCAACAGGTACAACTTACTCAAACTTTATAGGTTATTCTGCCGGTCAACAAGCATCAAATTCAAGTTATTCAAATTTTATTGGTCAAAATTCCGGTTATCAAGCAACAAGTTCAATTTATTCAAACTTTATTGGTATACAATCAGGTTATCAATCAACAGGTGTTACATCCTCAAACTTTATTGGTTTTAATGCCGGTTATGTAGCGTCAAATTCAAGTTATTCGAATTTCTTTGGATATCAATCGGGTCAACAAGCATCAAATTCAACTTATTCAAATTTCTTTGGTCAAAATTCCGGTTATCAAGCGTCAAATTCAACTTTTTCAAATTTTATTGGTCAAAATTCCGGTTATCAATCAACAGGTACAACTAACTCAAACTTTATTGGTCAAAATGCCGGTTATGTAGCGTCAAATTCAACTTTTTCAAATTTTATTGGATTTCAATCGGGTCAACAAGCATCAAATTCAAGTTATTCAAATTTCTTTGGTGTAAATTCCGGTTATCAAGCGTCAAATTCAAACGATTCAAACTTTATTGGTAGACAATCAGGTTATCAATCAACAGGTACAACTTACTCAAACTTTATAGGTTATTCTGCCGGTCAAGGAGCAACAGTTTCAAGTAATTCAAATTTTATTGGTCAAAATGCCGGTTATCAAGCAACAGGTGTAACTAACTCAAATTTCTTTGGTTTTCAATCAGGTCAAGGAGCAACAGTTTCAAGTTATTCAAACTTCTTTGGTCAAAAATCAGGTTTCTTGGCTACAGGGGTAACTTATTCAAACTTCTTTGGTTACCAAGTTGGTTCAGGTATGACGGGTACTAATAATATTATAATTGGGACAAATATTTCATTACCAATCAATACAAATAACTCTATTAACATAGGTGGTGTTTTATTTGGTACCGGTGCATATAGTACAACATCAGGTAATCCATTTACTGGTGCAACAAGTACAGGTAAAATTGGTATTAATGTTGTCACACCATCAGAGGCCTTACACGTATCAGGAAATACATTAGTTCAAGGTTCTTTAACCGCAAATACAATATCAGCAACAACATATCAAAACTTACCAACTGATGTTAGATTAACAGGTGCAACATATTCTAATAATACATTTACTTACACCAATAATACAGGTGGAACATTTAGTGTATTATTTAATACGGTGACAGGATTAACAGTTAATGGTAATTTAACTGTAACCGGTAATACAACATCACCAAATTTTAGTGGGAATAGTGATACTATTTCAGGAACTAAAGGAACTGTAACAACAAATGGTAGTTCTACCACAGCTTTCATTAATGTTTCAGGAAGTAATACTATCGGTGGTACAGGATATACCGATTTTATTCGAGTAACAAACACTTCCGCAGGTGCAACTAACCCAAACAAAACCATACGTGTAAATAACGTCGGTGGGATGGAATTTTTAGATAGTGCGTACAATAATGTTAGATTTTCAATTAGTGATGCTGGTGGTGTAGGTTTTGGTCTTTCAACAACATCATCAAGTGATGCAACTTCAAATTATTTATTTTTAAATAATAATAATTCACAATTATATGATGATGGTAATTTTCACATTCATAGTAGAGGTGCCGGACAATCTATGTGGATTAACACAAATAATGGAGCAATTATTTTAGGTAACCAAAGCCCCGTTGCAGGTGGTGGTGCAGCATCATCAATTATTATGGGTTCAGGTTCAACAACCACTAGAGCGTATGTAAATGTTTATGGTTCTAAAACATACTCGATTGGTACTTACGGATTTTTGTACACAGGTGGTGCTGGTACAGGTGGTAGTACAACAGGTACTTTTGGTTTATATTGTTCTAATCGTATTGAAGCTAGTGAGTTTGATGCAACATCTGATGAAAGACTAAAAAATATTCAAGGTGATATTGAGTTGGATGATGCAATTAAATTAGTAAATAATATAAAACCAATTAAATTTACTTGGAAAGATAAAGAAACTGAAGGTATTAAAACAGGGTATTCCGCACAACAAGTGGTTAAGTCAGGTTTTAACCATTTGATTAGTCATATCCCTAATGAAGATTTGAAAGAAACAACTGACGATGAAGGTTTTACAAGTCCTGAAGGTTTCCAATTAACTATGGGATATGACCAAGTAACACCTTATCACGGAGTTGTTATAAAACATTTGTTGGAACAAATTGAATTATTAAAAGAAGAAATAAAAGAGTTAAAAAATAAAAAAAGTGAGGTGTAAACCCCACTTTATTACAGTTTTTTAAATTCCGGTCTGATTAGGTTCCATATGATTTCAGAGTAATCTTTTTTATCAAACATTCTGAATAGAATCCCTGACATATGTTTAGGTTGGGTTGATACCCACTCAGCAAACTCTTTTCTATCAGTGATAGGTTCTTGGTCGTTATATTTCCCATACATTTTATAGTCAAACTTTTTACCAACATCTTCAGATATTTGGAAATAACCATATCTTAATTCTTTAACATAGTTTTGAATTTTTTTATAAAATTCATCCGGAACATCTTTTAATAATTCCAACACATCTTCACCATTTTTTAAATACTCCCAAACTCCGGTTGTGGTTACGTTGGTCATTATTTTATGAAGACGAAGATACTCGGCACCTTTCACTTTGACTCTGTCTCCGTTAGAGAACTTTACCACAAACCCTTCTTGGTCGTTTTTAACCATTTCTTTTAGTTGTTTGTAGTCAGATATACCATCGTATTTTTTAACAACATCAAACCCGTATTCTCTCCACATTTCCACATCATATTCTTTACCATTCTTATCAAAGGTTCCTAATAGGACTAGTTTCTCATCATCACCATAATCCAAAACAATTCTGTTTTCCATATATATAATTTCAAAGCAGAAAGTCAGATGTCTGAACATTATGTCGGTATTGTATTTTCTTAAGATTTCTCTCGCTTTGATTGCTTGGTCAGAGGTGAATGAACCACGAGTGGCAACCACCCATTGACCTTCATACCAAAACACAATTCCCAATGAACCATCCATTTTTTCATAAACCTCAAACTTTTCAGTTGGTTCAAATTTACCTTCTTCTATATTGAAGAACTTTTGGAATGGGGTTGCAACGATGTCTCCGTTGTTGTCGGTAACTAAACCTCTACACATAAGAGTCACCTCATCCCACAGGTTCTCGTACTGAACTTTCTCAGTATAATTCCATATGGTTAATGGAAGTGATGGATGTACTTGTTTGTAAAGTAATCCGTCTTCGTAATATTTGTTTAGTTTTTCTAACATCTTATCCTATTTGTTTCAAATTTTCTTCCAATCTACTTAAGAATGATTCCTCACCATCATCACCTGATAATAACCAATCCACTCGTTGAGCGTATTCTTGAGCAATATGAAGAGCTTTAACCGCCTCTTTCATCTTCTCAATAACCTCGTCCGAATATTTGTAATGGAATTTATCTTCAGGGTATTTTACATACCACTCAGGGTCTCTCCACCATTCGTCTTTAAGTTCTTCCGGTGTTTTCTCAACACCATTCTTTACAATAATCTCGTCTATTTCGTCTGCGATGTAACCAATCTTATATTGGTTGTAATCAAATGCTCCTCCGCTCATAATTAAATAATTTTAGGGGACAAAGATATGGAATTAAAGTTTTACTTCAAAACGATTTTTCATTATTTCCAATTTATCTTCCGGAACCCCGTGTTCATTAACCCCACCGTGTCTATTCTCTACAATAAGTGAATGAACTCTGTAACCATATTTTTCCGCTAATTCAAAATAAGGTGTCATTTCCCACTCTTGGGTGAATGTATTTGATACCACAACTTTATGCTCGTATTTCATAAGGAACTCAACCTCTTCTTGACACCAAGCGTGAGCATCTCTTAATGATGTAACATCAAATTTGTAGTTACCATCCCCATCGACAAAATACATATCCGCCTCTTTGTGACAATAATCTTTATCACCAACTAACATTTTTGCCAACGTTGATTTACCACTTCCCGGTAATCCTCTTAATAAAAATAACTCTTTCATATATCGCACTCTTTTAAATGTTTAACAATTTTTTCAATACCTTCAACATCATCCGGATTGATGATAAACTCATCAAACGCCCCATATCTTGATTGATGTCCAAAAATATATTTCAATCCATAACCAACTCTTTGCCAAAATGGGCGTTTAACCAAATGCGTATGGACATAAACCATTGGAAATCTTACACCATCAATATCGTCCTCATCATATAGGACAACCATTTGATGTTCCGTGTTATGACAGGAACACACAAATAAATCTTTTTTTGTTTGTTTAATTCTCATATTACTTTTACTTCTATTAGTTTTCTTCTTAACCATTGTTCATCAACATTATCAGGTCTTTTACCTAAAATGATTTCATCAATTGTATCACCAAGAAATTCCATCAACATTCTTTTAATTTCAGATGGTGCATCCATTGCTGCATACGAATAACAATCTTGTAACATTTCGTGAGATAATGGAACCTCAATTATAATCCGTGACGATATTAATGAACCATCTTCATTAAAGTGGTTGTCTTCTACTCTTGTGTTTAACATATTATTTTTTTACAAAGATAAACATTTTTTTTTAATAAAAATAGTATTTTACATTTTTTCCATATATTTATATATATGAGACCAACATTAAAAGAAGAAGACAAGCGTGTTAAAGTATCCATAACTTTAACTCCGGAAATTAACAAAAAAATGGAAGATGATTTAACCAATAAATCAAAATTAATTGAAAAATTATTAAGAAAATATTATGGAATCAAAGATTTGTACTAAGTGTAAAATTGAAAAAGAATTATGTGAATTTAATAAATATTATTTATCAAAAGATGGTCATAAACCAAATTGTCGTGAATGCCAAAAAATTGAAACTAAAATTTATAAATCAAAAAATAAAGAAAAAATAAAAGAGCAAAGTAAAGAATATTATATAAATAATAAAGAAATTATAATAAAAAAACATAATGAATATTATCTAAAAAATTTAGAAAAAGAAAAAAATAGGGGTAAAAAATATTATAACAATAATAAAACAAAATATCTAATAAACCAGCAATTATATAGGGATAATAATAGAGAAAAAGTCAATAAAAATAAAAATAATTACCAAACCAATAGACGAAAAAATGATTGTTTGTATAAATTAACTGAAAATATGAGAGGTAGAGTTAAAGATTATTTAAAGATAAAAAATATAACTAAAAATAATAAAACTTTTGAGATTATTGGGTGTTCCCCGGAATACTTAAAAGAATATTTAGAACAAAAATTTACTGAAGGAATGTCTTGGGATAATTATGGGTTATTTGGGTGGCATATTGACCATATAACCCCATTATCTTCTATCAATACAGAAGAAGATTTGTATAAGTTATGTCATTACACAAATCTTCAACCATTATGGGCGTTTGATAATTTAAGTAAAGGTAATAAAATATTAACACCTCTATCCAACAACACCTTTTAATTCATCCGTGTGGTGGTCAAATAACATATCCGACGCAATCTCACGTTTATCCATTATTCGTATAATATCATCCATATCATACACACCAAACGTTGGGTGACCATCCATACCAACGTCCATTTTTTTACCTTTACCAAACCTTAAATTTGTTGGGAGATGTACGTGCCCGTGAAGTTGGATATGTCCTTTATTTAATCCATCCCAACTCGTTACAGGATAGTGAAATAAAACAAATGTTTTGAATTTATACATCAATTTTGTGTAGTGACTAACACTTGTAAATAATTCTTGTACATTCTCTCTATTTTTTTCTATGCTTGTATCGTGATTTCCCAATATAAGGTGAATCTCTTTACACAAAATTCTATCTCTAAACTTTTGAATGTTTTCCACACCAGAAAAACTCCAATCCCCAAGATGAATTAACACATCGTCTTGTCCAACAACACTATTAATGTTATTGACGATTGTTTCGTTCATCTGTTCTATTGTATTAAAATCTCTTGTTTGAGATATTGGAACACTTCCATCAGGAAGACGCCATTCGGTCACTCCTCTACAAATATTTTTGTGTGCGAAATGTGAATCTGAGCACACCCACACTTTTCTATCTTTTTCTATCTTAATCATACTGCAAATCTAATTCTTTTTTTCCAAACCAAAAAGGTTTTTCTCTGTTTTTCCAAGATGCCAAACTAATTTTTGCACCCATATAATAATTTCTATAAGATTCCACAACAGAATCTACCTTAAACTCATCCGGCATCGCTCTCGCCGGAGTGGTAAAACCAATGTCCGGAATGTTAGGTCTATTTACAATACACCATTCAATCACCTCAATTGATTTGTGTCGTTTACCATACCTGTGGGTATATTCCTTACCTAATTCCAATCCCAATTCACACAAGTACAAATAATTTGATAAACTCTGACGAGCCCATACCGCACAAGGATGATTCTTATGTGACAACTTGTAGGGTACTTGGGGGGTAACTTGGGGGGTCGTGTGATGAACCGAACATAATAACTGAGCCGTTTCCAAAATCATTTTAACTACGTGTTTATCTACGTGGTATCTTGCCGACAATGTCGGATTCTCATCTAAGAAAAATATATTCATTATACGTGTGGTATTTGGACTCTCACACAAGTTTGTGCTTGACCCTCGTTCATTAAAAAATTGTTACAAAAACCCATTATATTACTCGCCCCGATTGGATTAGCCGAATGAACATACACAATTGGAAACACAAATTTATGAGCTTTTCTTTCACTTCGTGTCATATTAAATCGTTCTTCATTTGTGTTGTGAAATAACGATACCAAAAACTTTATAGCATCATAACCGGTTTTTTCGTGAATATTATTATAATCCAAAGTGTAATTTGGTGAAACATTATCAAAATATTCTTTCATTGCTGTATCACCCAAATCGTGGTCTAAGGAAATAATATCAATATTACCCAACCCAAGTTCATTAACTTTATCTACGAATTCATCGTAATTTCTTACGACAATCCAATTATCTCCGGTGGGAGTTCTTACGTCATCTAAATAAATTCTATACATATCTCTTAATTTTGCTACAAAGATAATCAAATATTTGAAATAAAAAAATCCATCACGAAAAAAATGATGGATTTAATTTGAAACCTTGTTATTTGTTTATTTTTTAGAATTTGTTCCCACAAGAAGAACAAAATTTATCGGAATCTTTTTTTCTTTTTTTTCCGCAGTTAGTACAATACACTTTTAAGTCTTGTTTTTCAAAAACCTTTTGTGACACCGGAAGAATCTTCCATATAGATGTTGCACAAGTATAATGGTTAAAAGTTTTATCCACAGTTTTGAAAGATTGGTCAGATGAACCACCTTTTTCAACCCTACCTGTTTCAATAGAATTTTCACTATTATCTATTAAAGAATCCATAGTAACTTCACTACGAGAATTACCTTTAGATTTTTTTGCACTTCGTAAATTTGGTCCCGCAAAAGTATTACTTGATGCCGTATTAAAACTAATACCTCCTGTATTAGATGTTGATGTAAAATTTAAATTTGTTGATGGTACCGAACCATTACTTACATAACCCCCCGTTACATTATAACTATTATAAGTGTTACAAGTTGGTATACCAAATGAACCCCCAATATAAGTTATAGGGTTATTCCACACCGGTTGTTTATATTCATCAAAGAAGTCAATAACAACATCCCCATTTCCGGCGATGGCATCCAATACCTCATTTGATGTTCCATCAACCTCATAAGTTTCAAACTTAAATTTACGAGCGTCGTCAAGGTATCTTTCAAGAAATACTCTTTGTCCCGGTTTAAGAACAATTCCTCCTCCGGAGATATAACTTCCGTCAAGTTTGATTTTCGCTAATACTGTGGTTGATGAGGGGTTAAATAATTCTAGTTCAAATTCTTCCCCGTTGTTTAGATAGACAGTTTGTCCAAATTGTTTAAGACGTTTTCTGTCTTTTGTGATATACGCACAAGGCGTACCTGTTTTTGTTTGGTAATACATAATTTCCTTATTTTATTTTTTATGTTTATTGAACTTCTCTTCGTTGGTATCAATTCCAACTCAAATGCCTCTGTGGACACGAGAACCTCAGCAACAAGGTTTCATTTATAAATATAAGGATACTTTATTTTGTTGTAAATAAAAAACCCCCAAGTTTCATTGGAGGTTGTTGTGGCCTCGGGGAATCACGATATCCCAACCTTTTCGTTATGAGCGAACTGCTCCACCTTTGAGCTACGAGACCAATTATGGGTTTTTAATGAACCCACAAACATATGTCAACTTATTGGTGGTGTTTCACATACCTACCAAATTTATCAACCCTCACAGAGAGTTTCTCCAATCTAAAGTTCCATTGTTTGAACTTTCCTAAGCCCGATTTAATTCGTGCTTGTTTAATCGCAGATTCCTCTGCCTTCTCACGTCCTTCTTCCGTAGTTTCTACGAAAAAAGTGGGAGCCTGAACACCGTTATAAACGGGGACTACTCTCCAAATTCTCAATTTCTGAGTCATAATACTTGAATAATCAAGTACTACGTGGAGTTGGGTTGGTTGTTTTTCATATTAGTAAATATTATTCAGTATCCGGAAAGGGACTTGAACCCTCAATTTCTCTTCAGAAAACTAGATTTTAAGTCTAGCGTGTATACCATTCCACCACCCGGATGTTTGGAAAAACTGATGAACACGTTATCCATCTTTGACTTGAGTTAGTCGTTACCGTTTTTCCGTTTTTTTTGAGAGATTTCCCATTGAAGTAATGTCAATCTCGTCCTAAACCAAACCATACTTTCTTTTAAGGATAAGAAACTTCTAACTACCTATTTGATGCCACTGACTTTTCTTAACTACAAAAAACAGACTCACAAACTGAACCCCGAAAAAACGACTCGTGGATAGAGTAGGATTCGAACCTACAATAGTACCATACTTTTTCACCTGCCGGTTACTTCAAGGACTCGAACCTCATATTCCGATGCCTCGGACGCTTTACCATTTACCACCTACCCATTTTGAGCTTCCTGTCAGAATCGAACTGACTCTATTCCGGGTTACAAATCCGGTGCACCACCATTCGTGCGTAGGAAGCCTGTCGCAGAGCATTTTTTTTAAGTAGAAGTCAGCTCTGTCTCTTAAACTACTATTTTAACATCATCACTTCGGCCACATTGGGAGAACCGCAGTTCCCACGTTGTTTAAGGAGGTAGTTGGCGGTGTATCACACCGAGTTATGATAATGTATTGTACCTCAGGAGGGAATCGAACCCTCAAAATCTTGTTCCTAAGACAAGCGTGTCTACCGTTCCACCACCAAGGCAATTGTTGTACCCTCAATAGGACTCGAACCTATATCAAAACATTAGAAGTGTCTTATTCTATCCCTTGAACTATGAAGGCAATTTTGAGTAACTAGCCGGTCTCGAACCGGCCTTATTCCACATTGGAAGTGTGGTGCCATACCTACTAGGCGATAGTTACATTTTAAACTTATACCTTGAAAATAAATTTAAATTTTAAATCTATAAGTTTATACTTTTGTTTTAAGAGTTTCAATCTCTTTGTTGATTCTCTTCTTATCAGAATCAGTTAATGGAACTTTCACATCTCGTGTCCCTTTTTCGGTTTTTAAACCATTTTTTAATTGTTTCTCCAACATTTCAAGAACTCTTTGTTGTCTTGACCTTTTTGCTGCTGTTGCCATACGGATTTAGTTATTAAATTAGTTGCAAATCTCAGGAATTGAACCTGATTAAGTCAGCTTATGAGACTGATGAGATACCTTACCTCCCGACTGCTGTGTATTCTTCTTTGTAGCGAAGTGCAGGTACCGCCCCTGCCTTATGTCAAGTTTATGAGACTTGCGGAAACTCTATGCCCCCCACTCGCGATGTATTATTTTTCGTAATTTTTTTTCCATTTTCTAATAGTATTATCACTAACACCATATTTTTTTCCACACCCTCTATAACCTAAAGAATTAATTTCATCAATCAATTGAAAGTAATTAGGTCTCTCAACTTTACGTTGTTTAATTTGAGAACATTTAACACAATTTTTATTTTTTTCAAAAGTTGGATTACCACATTCACATTTATGAATAACTTTATCAAGATGTTTCACATTTCTACCTCCGTGAGTAGGTAATCCTGCATTACAGTTAGGACAAACAATTCTTAAATTTTCAATTCTATTGTCATTATTAACACCATTTATATGGTCTAAAATTAAACTAATTTTATTACCCATCCAATTTTCATCTTGACCACAAATTTCACAACATTTTTGTTTTAATTCTTCTTTGTAAAGTCTCTCTTTCAAAATAGTTGTATTTAAGTATAATGAATTTTCAACTAAAATATCAACTAATTCTATTTTTTTCTTACCTTTACCACCGGATGATGTTAGTCTAAAATGATTTGTCGGAATTTCAAATAGATTAATATATTTTTTAACTGTTTGTCTATTACCATAAAATGGTTGTAAACCTAATTTCTTTGTTACTTCCGAATAATTGTTAGATGAATTAACAATCTTTTCTAAAATTTCTTTTGAATATCTCATAATCTGTCTTTTATTATAAATATCTCGAACTCTTAAAAAGTGACAGAAATTTATATTTTTTTTTGCGGTCCCGGAGGGTTTCGAACCCTCATTTTAGAGCAGTGACAGTGCAATTCCCCTACCAATGGGGCTCACAAGACCAAAATTTCAATTCAAAGGTGACAATCCTATAACAATTGAAGGAGAAAGAACCGTGTTTCCCGGGTAGTGACTTCCCGTATTCTGTCTTTCTGTTTTTTGTGGAGATATAGGGAATTGAACCCTAATTTACGATTTGCAAAACCATTGTAATAGCCGTTATACTATATCCCCAATTGTAGCCCCACCGGGAGTCGAACCCGACTTTTTTGGATGAAAACCAAATGTCCTAACCGATAGACGATAGGGCCGTTTTATATTACCAATACGTCAATTAACTTGTTTCAGTTTGATGGTACAAAGATAATACTTTATTTCATTATACCAAACTTTTTTTATCCTTCTCTATCCTCAATAGAAAACCCTGCACTATCGTATTCAGGTCCTTGGTCTTCTTCCGGAGTGACATTTACCAATCCGTATGTTACACCTAAAATGGGAGAATATTCCATCCCTAACTCTTCATTCATCGTTTTTTTGTCCGACATAATAATTACATTTTTAATTCGTTACAAAGATAATACTTTATTTCATTATACCAAACTTTTTTACAAAAAAAAATCCACCTTTTTTGAAGATGGATTTTTGAATATTTTTTTTACTTAAATATATATCATACCATCTGCTTCCAAGTTGTATCTCTACCCTCAGTTCCTGCTATCGTAAGTAATATGTTTAAAGTTTGCATTTGTTGTGTTATTGTAATTTCTAATAAATATATACCTTTTTATAAAAGTGTCAAGTATTGGTAAGATTTATTTTAATTATCCCAAATATTTTTATCTTTATTCCTTTTAAGGGATTTTTTATATTCAATAACTTTCTTTGGATTTATGAATCGAACCCCATTATAAACGAACGAGTGATTATCAATTAAGTCATCAATATCGTATTTGGGCCAATTATTGAAAAATTCAATATCTTTGGTTCTATATTCACCTTCATCATTAAATTCCCATTTTGATGGTCGTATAATCACATCTAAGTCATTAACATCATCAATCATACCGGTGATTACTAATGGCGCGGAGCCAAAAACCGCATAATCCTCAGAATCTAAGTTATAGTCCTTGAGTTTATCCATTAAAAATTTAAAGTTTTTCATATTGATAAATATAAAGAAAAAAGTTTAACAACCCCGCCCTCGGGTCGTAGCGGGCTACAATGGGAATTCCGGAATTGGTCGTGTTCCTCACCGGCGTACCAGTCCTTATCTATCCTTTACCGTATTTCTACGGTGCTACTGTTGGGAGGTCACCCCTATCAACACGACTAGTCCATTAGTTTTTTAGAGTATGGACACCCCGGTTGTTAAACTTTTTATTTTAAAAAAACAGACAATGAGGATTCTCCGATATTTCAGTCTTAGGGGACTAGACGGGCATCATACCCGTGTTTACCCTCGGCGGTCTCTTGGTTTGATTGATTACTCCGAACCTCACCCCTACACTACCACTGACGTAAGTTATAGGTCTGTTTTTATTTCTTCAGGAGAGACCCCCAAGGGATAACCATAACGGAATTACCCTTGACTCACTCTCCGTCTTCTTGCCCTTCCAGTGGGAATCGAACCCACATACTCTTAATACATTCTTGGGATGGTTACCGGAGGGAGATGTATTCGTCTCTGTGTTTTGCTCTTGTTAAACTACAGAAGGATGTTGCACGCCGCCAAGGACTCGAACCCTGAACTTTGAGGTTGGAACTCAAAATGATAACCATTTCACCAACGACGCATTTTACTGCTCAAATTTAAGACTATTTACTGCTCAAATTTAAGATTTTTGAGGTCTCGGTGGGAATCGAACCCACTCTGTAGATTTTGCAGACCTACCGGTCGCCACGACCATCAAGACCATTTTAAAAAAACACCCGACCTGACCTGCCAGATATTACGTGTCGTAGCGCTTTCGTTACGTAGCGGGTGTTTTATTTTACAACAATAAATTTTGTTTTTGGGTTCTCATTTATTTTATCATAAGGAACCACATTCTCAATTCGTTTATTGGCTATCTTAACATATTCTTCACTAATATCAATTCCTATAAAATTACGATTATTCAACTTAGACATTTTGGATGTTGTCCCGGAACCAACCATAGGGTCAAGAACAATATCACCCTCATTAGACCAACTCAATATATGGTCTTCAACAAGTTCTTCCGGAAATATTGCAGGATGTTCAAATGCGAACGAATCTTTAGTTGAATAATTTTTACCAGTATTATATTGCCAAACATTATATCTATTACCATATTCCGCAATTGTGAAATCCGGCATTTCTTTTAATTCACCATCTTTGGTCCTCATAACCCGTTTCCCAAAATTAGAATAACCTGCCCATTTGTTTTTTTTATCTTTCAATAGATTCACCGTTTTTGGTTTTCCTTTAGAAAATACAAACATATATTCAAAAACTTGAGAATAACGTTTTTTTTCGGGAAAAGGAGCTCCATTTTTCATATAAATCATTGTATCATACAATGTAAATCCTTGAGACATAAATCCTAATGCTTGTCTAAATGAACTCCCTGTTTCACCACCATTCTTTACTTGGTCACCAACAACCCATACGACAATACCACCATCTTTTGTGATTCTATATAATTCCGATACCATAGATTCAAAATCAAAACTAAAACCGGTTTCTTTAACTCCCGTAATTTTATTGTTATACGTTCTAAGATTATCGTATGGTGGAGACGTAACAGTTAAGTCAACGTAATCATTTTGTATTTCCTTTACAATTTCAATAAAATCGCCAGTTGTGTTGTTATTTAATAATCTCATAATTTACCGGGTTTAACTCTAAGTGATATATTTTTTGTTTAGGAATCACCCCTCCTTTAATTATACAGTTTTCTGTTAGATTATCAATGGACCAATCAGACATTCTAAAATCAAATGATGTTCTGTGACTATTATCTTTAGCATTTCCACTCCATTTATGTGAACCTAAATCAAATATTCCGGCAAACACTCCACTAAATAAACCGTTATTGTTTGTTAACGATAACTTTTTTTCTCTATCAATTTTAAAATTAATTAATAAAAAATTATCAACTTTAGATGTTGATGAAGTTGAACCCTGCCAAGAATTATCATTTTGACTTAATTTAATCTCCAAGTAATATTTTTCATTAGTAGTAATATCAATAAAAACTAAATCATAACTTTTAACTATATTTGATTCTCTTTTTAAAACAACCCTTAAAAAAGATTTTTGGGACTCCAAATAATCGTTTAAATTGTACTTTAAAAAGGTATAAAAACTGTGAGACATTTGTGCCGTTAATTGTGTGCCAATTTGATTAACCTCTTCTAAATCATAAAACTCATTAAGAGATTCATTGTTTTTACAAGCCCCGTAAAATTGTTGAACAATTAAATTGTTCTCTATGTGCAAAAACGCATAGTCCACAAAATTAACTCTTTTTAATTCATTTATTACTTTTTTCATAGTTATTTATTTTTCAACAAAGATACAACTATTTTTTAATCTGCCAAAATTTTTAGAAAAATAAATATGGTTCCCACTCTTTTGGAATTTCGTGATGAACCTGTTTCATCAACATCAAATAGTGTGGTCGTCTTGGCTGTGGAATTTCCTTACCATACTCTTCCAAAGTCAAATTTGACTTCTCACTATTACATTTTCTACAAGCCGTAACCAAGTTGTCCCAAGAATCTTTCCCCCCCTTAGATTGGGGGATTACGTGGTCTAATGTCAATGTCTTTCTATTACTATCACCACAATACACACACTCAAAGTTATCTCTACGATAAACATTCTCTCGACTTAAAGGAACTTTTTGAATTACCTGATTCACATATTTATAAACCCGGATAATTGATGGTTTTTTGATATCCAATTCAGGATTCACTAATTTAAATGATTCCGGATGTTCGTGGACGATGTCGGCATTACCTTTATAAGAAATGACGAAAGCCCTCTCTGTGGATATAATACTCCTTGCCATAAAACTTGAATCCAAAACCAAAGTTTTTTGGTACTTACTCACGACTTTTGATTTTTTAATTAAACATTCTTTTTTGTGACCCCGGAGAATTTCGAAATCTCGACTCCCAAGTTAAAAGCTTGGTACTCTACCGCTGAGTTACGAGGTCAATATTGAGCTCATTTTGTTTTGTTATTTGGCTCAAATTATAAGTAATTTGAGCTTAATAATCAAACTCTATGAGCCACATTTGTAGGTGGTATGAGACTCGAACTCATAACCTCTTCGGTATCAGCGAAGGACTCCAACCAATTGAGCTAACCACCTAAAATCTAATTCTACGCTTCCCCCATACTGTTAGGGTTCTATAAATTAGTAACAATCTCCCTCGTCGAGAATGTACGATTCGAACGTCTCCTCATACGTCCAAGGTATGAATGCAGCCTGGTTACACCTCATTCTCGTTTTTAACTTATTTTTAATTTTCCTGAACGATAATCTTCTTGCATTTGTCGTATTCTTTCGTCTCTTTTTTCAATACTCTTTTTTATCCTTTCAATTTTTTCAGGACTTGGGTTAGAATCAATTGTATAAACTACCCCCATTTCATCTAATTCTTTTAAGAATTCTTTTGTTTCAAATTTTTTCATAACATTATGTTTTGCGGAGAGCAGAATACTCGAAATCCATCCATTTAACCGAACCACTCGCTTAGCAGGCGGTGACAATACCCTGATTGTTTTACTCTCCATTTTGTGTCTCCAGCAGGAGTCGAACCCACATCATCTAGTCCGTAGCCAGACGTTTTATCCAATTAAACTATGGAGACATTTTGTAGTCAGGACAGGACTTGAACCTGTACTGCCGGGAATTCAAATAGGAGCGATTAACACTATTCCCCAATTTACCTATTTTAGCGTTTACCATTCCGCCACCTGACCAATTTGAGGTTGAGAACTCCTCTGTGTTATTCTTTACTGTTTGTTGCAACAACCTTGTAGCCACTCTATATCCTTTCTCAAGGGAACAACACATTTTACTTCCATTGAGTTTTTCGGTTATACTTCCAAGTTTTATGTTCTCTGTATTTGTGAGAAAATTGTCCTTTTCTGTAATGAACACCCTCATCCCAATAAGATGGGTATTCAAACTTTAACCAAATCAATCTGTAATCTTTGGAACAAGTTGCCTTGTTCAATTTCATTCTGTTTGTGTTTACACTCATAATCTCTGAGCCCATTGTTTAGTGGACCTCAAAGATTGTCTAATACTTTTTTCATAATATTTTAATTTTGGGTGTTAGGACGGTACCGCCCCGTCTTCTTTGGTTCCACAAACCAACGCTTCACTAAAAAGCTTCAAACACCATATTACCCCACTTCACCGGCTTAACGGACCGGCTGCCATATGGGAGTGGGGGTTTCCTGTTATATCAGGACTCCGCGGACTTGGGGAATTTCGAAATCCCGACCCTTCACTTAACAGGCGAACGCTCTTCCTCTGAGCTACAAGTCCAATTTTGACCACTATGTTATTTTGCGAACGTATGAAGCTCGTATCATTATTAAATCATAGTAGTCCAAGGCGTTACGCATCCGTCTGTAACTTTACTTTTCTTGAGTCCCGATGTGGCCACATCAACTCTGGGAACGATTACCTTGTTTGTGGGGATTACAGGTTACGCTCCTGTCTCTTTGATTCTTCAGACCAACGCTTTCACTAGATTAGCTTAATCCCCAATTAAAATGATGGTGAGATACCCGTTTCGTCTCACTCTTGACTGCTTAATAGTAGTTTTACTGTGCACAGGCAGAGGGTTATAATTTCGTTTGTTGTAATCAGAATTGTCGACATTCTTTCATACTGAAATTCATCATTTTGTGGGACACTATGGAATCGAACCATACCCTACTACAGAACGGTGTTACAGACCGCTTATCACACCAGTGACTGAAGCATCCCAATTAATTTATTCTATTTCACACTACCGGACTTTATCAGGATGTGGTTTTTACCTTGCAGGACTTGAACCTGCGTCTTATCGGCTCCCGCCGATTGTTCCACCAACCGCAACTAAAGGTTGAATAAATTTGTACCCCGAGATGGAATTGAACCACCACCATTTGTATGTAAGACAAATACGCTTCCATTACGCCATCGGGGCAAATTGTACCGAGAAATGGTAACGCTCCATTCTATAGTCGGATATGAGCCGTCTATGGTCCTTGACCTCTCGATGTTTTTGGTGGACATAGATTCATCACCTACTCTTGGGTTTCCACCGAACCCTTCGTTACCCCTGAGAGAATCGAACTCCCCCCGCGTGGACCAAAACCACGTGTACTAACCGATATACGAAGGGGCAAAATATTTTTTAGTTAAAGAACGGTTACCACAATTACGTTCGCCCCGGACTCTACTCCGGACATTCTTTTTTGGGTGTGGATTAAACTATTTAACTAACCCGCGGAAGGAGTGGGACTCGAACCCACACGTGTGTTACCACCAACGGTTTTCAAGACCGCGACCCGTAGACCGACTTGGCTTACCCTTCCATTTTTTCTTACCAATATTTCAAATAACTTGTTCCTTTATTTTGATGGGACAAAGGTAATCCTTTTTTTCTAACTTCCAATTTTTTTATAAAAAAAAATCCTGAACTTTTTGAGTTCAGGATTCTTATTATATGTTATGATTAATTTTTATTCAAAAATAATATCACTTAATAAATCAGCTGAACTTGTATGCGAAATACGCGGATACGAACAATTACTAAATTGTTGGTTCCAAATTGAGACATTCATATGTTTATTAGTGTTTTTCATTTTTCTTTTTTTTGTGGTATTTCTACCTGTGTTTCTTATAACTATCACAAACTTACGAAAAGTTTAATAAAAGTCAAATATTTTTTTTATTATACCAATCTTTTTGCGATATCGGTAATTCTATTTTCATCTTCAGGTGATAACAAATGTCTTGAATCTCTGAGTTTCACTAATGACTCCCACCACTCATCATCTAATAGAGTGTTGTGAATGTTTGTGGGTTTAACTTGTCCGTTGAATGAATCTAAATGACCTTCTTCAACAAGAGCCTCAATTAACTCTTTAACTTCTCTATTGGAACACGCTGAGATATAGTCCCAAGCATCAATATCAATTTCTGTACTAAAATCTGGCATAATTTATAAATTTTCTAATCTGTTAATAATTTTTGTTACTTCTTCTTTTGAATTCCACCCTAAAACATCATTACCGTCTTCCATTGGTACAAACTTACCAAGTGTTTTGTAGAATGCAGCGACTTCAAATGAAGTTGTTCCATTTCCGTATAAACCTTCACCACCAACAACAGAAACTTCAATATCGTTTCCTAAGTCCAATCTTGCTTGAACTCCGTTACGTATTACGTGTGGTTTAAATACTAAATCATCAAATGTTTTCATAGGACAAAAGTAATATAAGTTATTTAATTAAACAAATTTATTTTAAAAAAGTTTTGGGCAACAAAAAGGTGTCTTACGACACCCTTCTGCTAGATTTAGAATTCTCCCCTTTCTTTTAGATGGTTAATCCCATCCGGTTTTCTACACCGGAGGTACGTTTAAGGCTGTACCGCCTTTGTTTTCATTTCTTGAGCTTTATCTTTAAGTTTGTTTGAGATATTACCCAATACAGGACAAATTAATTTATGAACACCTTTATGAATGTTTTTTGTTAATTCTGTTCTGTCAATTGATTTATCTAAACCATCTTTAACAATTGACGAAATATCATTATTTTCAATATCTTGATTTTTAGACACTTTACTAATAATCGCATCTGACATTGATGATGAGATTTTTTTAGCGATAAAGTCACAATCAACAATTTTGTCCAAATCTTCAATGTGAATATCGTTTATTGCTTTTTTAATTTTTTCACCCATCCATCCGTTAGGATTAATTGATGTTAATTTATCAACTAAATGTTTACCCATATATTCTTTAAATGTTGAGAAGATGGCATTTGACCCGTGTTCTCCGAATAAACCTTTTAATGATTCCCAAAACTCTTCTTTAATAAGTTGTTTATCAAAACCTTGAGAATTAAGATACATTGCTTCAGAAATAATTTCATTGAAGAATTTTTCTCTTGGTTGTTTGAATTTAAGAATTCTATTTTCAGTTAATATTTTAGTTCTTGTTTGAATAATTCTAGTTTCCGCTAATAAATTATTAGTTTTTTGTTCAGATAATTTTTGTAAATTTTCTTTAATTAAATTAGTCAATTTTACTTTAGATTCATTCATTTGTCTCGTGTCAAGAGTCAACGGTAAAAATGGATTTTTACCTGATGGACCTACTTTTGGTAATTTGAAATGTTCACCTGTTAATAATTTTTGAACATCTTTAATATCTAAATCACTACCAAATCCACGCAATCCTGTAAATGGATTATCTTTATCTGTAAATTGAACATCTATATCCGTAGCCGTAATTGGACTCATCTTATCAAATACTCCACTTCTATAACATCCTTGTAATCCTTTTCTAACAGCGTTAGAATTAAGACTATTATTTGCGGTACCTTGTTTTTCAAATTCAAATGCCGCTGAAAGATATGCCACTAAATCTGCTCTACATTTAGCAGGGTCGTACTTAGCACCTTTAAAATCATTTGTAAGTCTTTCACCACGAGGAATGAATATCTTAATTTGTTTATCCATATAGGTTAATCCTAAAGCATCTGCAGTAACTGTGTTGTATTGGTCTAACTCATCATTTGGTGGATAAGTCATTGACGTTTCATTCACAGGTAAAAGTTTAGTACGATTTGGGTCCCAATAAGTTAACATATCATTCCAACTTTTAAACACCATTGACCTAGCCTTTTTAGTGTTTATTAAATCTTGGAATCTATCAGTTAATGTTCTTATTTGATAATATGGGTCTGAATTATAATCTAACGGATTAATACCAAATAGTCTTAAAATTTCTGTTTGTTGTGGTGCAATATCCTCAAAAGGAATTCCTTTAATGTGACTAATAACTCCTTTATTATCTCTAAGATATTTAAATTCACAAGAGTCACCTTGTCTTACTAATATTGTACCATTATAAGTTAAATAAGCTGTACTACCATCTTTTAATTTAAATGATTTACCCGCGAAATATACTTTACCACCTTCAACAACAACCGGTTTAGATGTCTGATTTTTTGTTCTACATAATGTCTCTAAAGTTCCTGTATTTTTTAATATAGGATTTGTTTGTAAAGCATTTAATTCATCTGCAGGTGCCATAACAACTTCTTGTGTTTCCTGCGTTTGTTCTATAATAAAATTGTTAACCTCATTAATAACTCTTTCTAAAGCATCCATAGCCGATTCATTTTGATTTAAATTTAAAGGTTTGTTGATATCAAAACCTTTGATTTCAGGAAATTTTTTGTTAGATAATTCTGAAAATGGACTTGATTTTTTAACTTCCGGTTTAAAACTAATTTCAGGTTTATTTGTGCCTGATAATTCATCCGGTGTTGTCCAACTACTTCCAAAGAAATTTTGTTCCGGTTTTCTTGTTTTATCAGGAGAAGTTACCCATCCTGAACTTGCAGTCCATACTTGACCATCTTCAGTTGTAATAACTAGACTATTATTTTTACAAGACCATTTACCATATACTTTAGTTCCGTCTTTAGAAACATATAAGAATGTAAAATCTTCCCAGAAAAATCCTAAATCGTTACCAAATGCGGCGATTACAATTTCTTTTCCATCACTATCTTGAGATAATTTAAGATTTTTTATAATTTTAATACAAACAGCCCATTCCGGTAAATTTGCCGGTGTTGTGTCAGTATCTACTGTAGTATTTACAGTGGATGCTGTTGAGGTATCGGTAGTTGATGGGTTACAGTCTTTAACTAAATCAGCATACGCCTTATTTAATATTTGAACTGAACTATCGTATTTAGGATTATCGCTGATATTAAAAATTCTACCGGTTTTAACTCTTTTGGCTAACCATTTACAATTTTTACTAACTTGATAAACATACATTTTACTTCCCGTTGGGTCTGTTAACCATTCTGTTGATGTTGGGATTTCATCTGTATCATCTGTATGTGGTGGTTTTGGTGGTTGTATGATAGAATCATTTTTATGTTTTTCCCACCAAGCTTCTAAATCCTCTTTAGTATTGTAAATCCATTTACCACCTTTTTTAATTAATGATGGAATACCTCTTTTAATTTTTTTCCAAAATTCTTCACCACCGGTTTTTATTCTTCTTAATAATTCAGCGTCAGTAATTGTGTCCCAATTGATTGGGTCTTCTTGTTGATTACCACCAGTTCCTCCACAAATTTTTAAATCTTTTGCCCAATTTAAATCACAGACATAAACTTCATAAAATCGTTTTTTATCTTTAGGAAAATAAACAACTTTACCTTTATTAGGTCCTTTTTGAAATTTAGTTTTATGTAACCAATCGTAGAAATTATTTGTTGTGTTTTCTGATAAAAAATATTGTTTTTCAAAACTATCAGAATCTTTTACTTTACTCGGAAACTTAACCCCGTCACTAACCAATGCGTTATATAATTGTACTATATGTGTTTTCATATTATTTTAATTATTGTGGAATTCCACCATTTAAAGTATCATTATTAATTGGATTTGTACCTCCATCAGGAATAACATTTCCATCATCTTCTGTTTCACCTCCCGGAGCAACATTTCCTCCACTATTATCAGGTGATGTACCACTACCGTTATTTTTGTGTCTATTTTTCAACATTTCAACCGCTTCATCTGCACTTTTCGCAGTCCTTAAAACTTCCTGTATTTCTTCCGCACTATAACCTTCATCTTTCAATAATTGTTCTATATATGGAGGAAGTTTTAATCGGTTGAGCCCTTGTTCGGTTGTATCAAAGTAATCCAATATTTTAAAAAATCCTGGTTTATGTAACGATAATCCCATAATAAAACTTTTAAATGTTACTTCACCATTATTATTTTCATATTCAGAAACAAATTCTTCACCAAAGGCGGCAGCCATTGCTGTTTTAAAATCATCATAAACTGTCCCCTCGTGTTCAGTAAAACGTAATAGAACTAGATTTTGAACAACATCATATAACGCCAAAGTTGCGGGAATTCCAACGTGTTCCGCCACCCATAAGTGCCATAATAAAGTTAAAACACCTTTAGCCCTATTAGTTCTAAACCAATATGGTGAGAACTCACCCTTACCAGTAACCAAACCTAATCTTTTAGGTGACGCTGATGCTATCCAACCACCAAGTCTATCAACCAATTCTATTAAATCGTCACCCACTGTTTTATTTCTATAACTTTTTAAAGTAATTAATCTAGCAATTGCGTTAATTGTTTGTTGACTCGCAGTCATATTTAAAAATTTCCACCAATAACTTTTTTCTAATATTGAACCTTTTCTAAAAGGGTCAGATTCTTTTAATTTTTCCATTATTTCCGGAACTTTAGAACGAATTTCGGAATCATCAACAGTCAATAAAGTCTTTTCTATTTGTTCATATAATGTATCTAAAGCCGTTTGATTTTCTTCATTTTTAACTAAAATTCTATGAATTTTTTGTGCAGTATTTCGTAATTCCCGTTCAATTAATTCAGCGTTTGATTGTGTTAAATCCCCGGTTATTTTTTTACCGGTTCTCACTAAATCATTATAAATACTTTGAATAAAATTTTCTTCACCTAAAGCTTGTTCTTCAAAATAAACCCAACTTCTATTTATATTTTTTCTAACAGTATTAAAAAGTGTTCTATTTGTTGCAAATCTTTTACGAAGCCAAGACAAATCCTCTGACGCGTCATTTTTTTTAACTTTAACATTTTTAAGTTTAGAGGCAAGGTTGTCAGATACATTTGCCGGAGGTTTAGGGATTTCCTCCTCAAACGCGTTTTTTTCAAAATCTCTAAGTTTTTTATATATTTTTTGTGATAATAAATTAGGTATAAATACATCGGAATCTCCTGACATATCCATAAGAATCTTAGACAAAGGTTCACCAGAATTACGAGACTCAAGAATTTTACGATAAATATCTGTTTCACTAAGACCCAAATCTCTTGTCATTTTTTTAAATATTGATTTATAAGCATCATCCACATATTCAGGAGATTGCGCTGCGATTTTTGCCATTATTATTTTTAAGTCGTTAGACAACGTATCAAATAATGAGGGGTCATTTAGTACATCTTTAATTTTTCTTAATGCGGTAGTTGAGACTCTTTGGGTCCCAACCTCAACTTCATTAGCGATATTTGCAATTCTTTTTTCATTTGATATTATAAAGTCTTGTAATATTTCACGTAAATTATCAAATATCGTATTTTCGGTTAATAATTTACTGAACCCCATAAGTTCTCTGTTTCTATTTATCTCAGTAATTAATTCTTTCATTTTTTTATTGTTTTATTTATAAATATATTATAATTTTATTTAAATTAAATCTTAACCCATTCTACACCATTAATAAGTCTTGAATCAATTACTTGGTCGTCTTTTATTTCAGGAGTTCTTTTAATCCAACCATCTTTATTTAACGATTGTTCTATATCTTTTTCACTCAAATCTTTCCATTTTGTGCCGGTAGATTCCACTGCGGATTTAACTTTTGAATAATACCATTTACCAATATTTTTAACAAATTTATCTTCTTTTTTATTAATTATTTCTTTAAATTCTGTAGAATTAATTATTTCTTTAATATTAGTAGGGTTACTAACTAAATTATATGTTAATTCTTTTTGTAATTCTTCAGGTATGACTTGATAAACTTGTTTAATTTTTTGTTTTTCCTCATTATTTAATGTTTCACCAAAAAAATGTTCAATAATCATATTAGCAGCGATTAAAGGTCCGTGAGCCATAGATAATTCTCTAACCCATAATTTTTCAAATGCCGATAATTTAACAAACATATCAGGATGTTTTTTTAATAATTTCTCAGCACCTTTTGTAATTAACTTAGGTAATTCAGCATCCAATTCAGTTTTTAGTGATTTCCACATAACTTCTTGAGTATACTTGTCTTGGGATAACATTTGAGACACAATTTTTTTACCATCCTCAGATAACGTACCATAAAATTTAACATAATCCCTAACTGTTGATGATTTGTTTAATCCGGATGCCAACATTTTTTCTGAAACCTCCGCAAAAGCCACTTTATTAATCCCTTTAAACCAATTCCTGGTTTTTAATAAAGGTAATGCTGCAAAAATTATTGACGCTACGGCAGATACATTATTACCTTTTTCATATTCACGCCAAGCAACCTGACCACCTATACCTGCCTCATATAACAATTCTATTAATAATGTGGTACTAATACCCCAAGTTGTCCCAAAAGTGAAGAAACCTGCAATGATTGAAACTACAACACCCCCCAATTGAAGCCACATTCCCCATTCATCTATAAATTGTTGCCAATCATTTCGTTTATCGACCCATTTTGGTGGTGTATATGGTTTTTTAGTTTCTCTATTTCGATAATAACCAAATTTCCAAATACTTGAATCATTTTTTCGTGTAATATACCCACTATAATAATCATTACCGATGTAAAACCCCTCAACAGCACCAATAGGTAATATTTTAGATAAATTACTAATTGTTTGTTCTTTATCTATTTTAGGGTATTTTTTAATTAAAAAATCAACAAATCTACTAATTTCAGGCACGTCCCAAAACACAATTTTACTATCTTCCGGAATTGGGAGACTTTCAATTGAACCTGGTTTTTCAGTTGATGGTGATGAATAATAACAAAATCTTTTTCCGGATTTAGGGTCTGTTAAAATAGAATCATTACCTTCAGCACCTTCAGGATTTTTTGGGATTGCAACAGCTTTATCAGGATATCTACACCAATTAGGGTATTTATTCAATTCTTCTTCAGCATCTTGAGCTGCTTTTTGTCGGTCAAGTTCTTTTTGACCTTGATTTAAAATATCTTTAGTTTCAGGATTGTCAAATCTTGAATCAGGTTGTTCAAGTATAGTTTGAGTATTTTCATTTAAAGTTTTAGACATATCATAACTCATTAATAGTTTAACTCTATTAACAAGTAATTCGCCTTCATTTAATTGATTTTTCATAAAATGTTTTACAATAAATAGTTTGGTTTATATTAAAATAAACCATATCTTTGTAAAAAAAAATAGATATGAGATATAATATTAATGATAGGGTTGTTGTAGTTAGTAGTAATGAAAATAAAATAATTTTAGATTGTGAAATTATTTTAGGAACTGAGATTTATTATATGACAGATAAAACATCATATAGTGTATCACAATTGACAGATTATTATGAATTTAGTGATAACAATGAAGAATTACTTAAAGAAATAATTAATTCTCCAGGTTTAAAAGAAATAACTGATTCTAAAATTGAAGAATTTGCAAATAATGCGGTTAAATGGTATGAGGATAATTCCACAACACCTAATAAACAAGAAATTAAACCCAAAAAATGGTTTAATTGGTTTAATTTTTAATTTAAGGAACCGGGTTTGCGTGACCACGAGTTAGTTTTCCACCCCACTTTTCACCTGAAAGACCCAACATATTTGCTGGTCCTCTGTTAAGTCCGGTTTCCCATTTTCTACCTCGAGCATTTGTGTTTCCACCACCTCCACCGCTACTAGACGCTGTTGAGGAAGCTGCCGGGGATGCACCCTCTTCTTCATCCAATTCACCACTAGTTTTTGGTGTATATTCCTTCATTAAGGAAATTATATAATCAATATCTGTTCTCATAATAGATAAATATTTTGGTATTAGATAAAAAAGTCGTATATTTGTAAAAAAATAAAATACTATGAAGAAATTACTTTTATTGTTGTTGGTTTTTTTAACCTTAATTTCTTGTGAAAGATACCAAGAACCATCCTCATTATCTTTAAGTGGTGAATATGTGATTGATAAGATTACAATGTTAAGTACAGAGAACACAACCACTACCAATGGAACAATATTTGAGATGGGAACACATTATGTTAATCCATACGATATCTTACCAATGGACGACATTTGGGTTGGATTTTCTAGATGGCATTTTGATTATAGTGTTATCTCACTTTACCCGGTTAATGATGCAAACGGAACCACGCATTGGCAAAGACAGTATTTTTATACAGTTATAAGAAACTATAATGTATATGACTTGGGTTATATTCAATTTTATGTAAACGGGTCTGTTAGGACATTCAAAATCCTTGATGATGGATTGGAAAGTTTAACCCTTCAAACCACCGGATTGTATCCTTATGCAAATGTAGGACCAAATCAAATTGTTACCTTACATTTAACTCGTGTAGGACCATAAAAAAACCCCTCTTAACGGAGGGGTTTAATTTTTTAGTATAGTTGGGTTTCAGGTAATCTATCCGGATAAATCAAATAATATTCATTTAGGAATGATATTATTTCTTCTTCGTCCAATTCTGTATCATCATCGTCAAATATATCTTCAAATTCTTCATCGTCAAAAAAATCTGATGTTGATTCTTCTAATAAATTATAACCAAATGTTTTTGTTTCTGATAAATCAATTTGGTCAGTTCTAATTTCGTCGTCATTATCTATATGAATTCTAAAAGTAACATCTAAAGTTTGGGATGCTTCATTTATATAAAACGACTCTAACTCTTTAATTTCCATTGTATTCTATTTTTCTTTGTCAAATGCGTTGTGGAATTTTCCAAATCGCTTATACATATTTCTTTTTGAAACTTCACCTTTCCATCCTAAAAATTCAGATGTTGGTTCAAAATTTTTAAAATGTTTTGGGTGTTTTTTAACGTGCGGATGTAAATTGTGTAATTCTTCATCAGACATATTAGCAAAATCTAACCTATCCTCTTCCATTTCTTGTTCTTTAATGACACGCTTAATTATGTTCATTAAATCACTTTCTTTTAATCTAACTATTTTTTTCATATTAGTTATATTTTGTAAATCTTTTAAACATATCTAATGATTCTCTTATATCATCAAATAACCCCTCAACTTCTTCATCATCAATATCATTTTCATCGTCAAACATTCTATCGTCCACATTAAATTCTAAAGTATCATCTTCGTCATCATATTCATCATATTCAGGACTAACAAGAATTTCATCTTCTTCATCTTCGTGTCCGAATACCCCGTGTTCTAAATCATCAGGACCATCACCAATCATATCTAATTGTTCCCC